TTATGCCCGGTGATATGGTGCTGATGCTGTTTATCCGCAGCAGTCTGGCGGTTAAGTTCAATTTGTCGCTAGTTAACAGCGTAGGCATTATTGATAGCGATTATGCTAACAACCAGGACAATGACGGCAATATAGGCGTTAAATTCAGAAACAACGGCAGCGAAACTATCATTATCAGAGAAGGTGAACGCTGTGCACAGGGAATCTTCGTCCGTTACTGCGTAACCTCGGACGATGAAGCAAGTGCTGTTCGTGGTGGCGGTTATGGCTCAACAGGACGCTAAGCTTTATCTTATTAGCTGGCGCAGTTTAATTTCGGGCGAGGTTGATTTTCACGACAGAGTGTTAGCTGCTTCGCCTGAAGAAGCTATAAAGATAGCTAGCAAAGGAGAATTTTCAGAACTTCTTGAGCTGTACGACCCGGAAGTAGAAGAAATGTAGGGAGTGTGTAAAATGCCGAAAAAAGAAAAAAGCATTGAAGAACAAATCAAAGAAGAAACAGCTATGCTTATAGACAGTTTTTTGCGGTGGGAACATATCCGGACCTATGGATGCCAAGACCCTTTTTATCCTGACGGCGAAAACATGAATTTAGTAAGGAATCATATAATTTACGGAAAGAGCAGACTTGAAGAGCTGTGCACTGATATTCCTTTACCAGCGCAGTATTATATGCCGACACCTGATGAAGTTGACGCAAACTATATGGCTGCCGACGGAAAGTATTACGATTACCGGATGAAAAAGTTCGCAGGATCATATCCCGGCATTACCACTAAAACACCGAATGATATAAGCAACCAACAAGAATTATTTTAGAGGTGCTACATGAAAACACCATGCAGAGGATGCACAGAAAGAAAAATAGGCTGCCACGCTACTTGTAATGCTTTTAGCGAATGGAAAATCCAGCAATGTAAAATACTGAAAGCCATGTATCTTGAAACGCTTTCACCTACAGCTGGAGCGGTTGCCAGACACGAAAAATGGATAAAGGAGCATAAATAATGAGTGCGTTTAAATCTCCATTTAGTTTTATCGGATTAAAAGATGATAAATACGTTATTGTCAAAGAAGCACCGAAGAATTCAAAAGATAGCTTTACAATGCCGCTTCCTAAGGATAACGTAAATCATCCGAAACACTACACCAAAGGCGGTATTGAGTGTATAGATGCTCTAAAGGCTGCTACCGTGGGCAAAACAGGCATTGAAGCTGTCTGCGTTGCCAACATCATCAAATATTTATGGCGTTACGAAGAAAAAAACGGCGTAGAAGATTGCCTAAAAGCAAAGTGGTATCTTGAACGCCTTATCAAAGAGCTTAAATAACAGAAGGGAGTAAGCGCATGGAAGATATGACTGTAAATGAAAATCAAAGCACGATAACCGTTCCGCTGGCGTATTTCGAAGAACTTATCGAACGTGTGGCAGAGCAGACCGCCAAAAAGACCTCTAAAAAGCTGTGTGATGATCTGTACAGCAAAGAAGCACAGCGAAGGGATTTCGACAAGCGACTGTATAATGTGCGCTTGCTGCTAAAAAACTACAGAAGCCTTCAGGAACACGCTGCGTTAAAGACCAGCGAGATTGTCAATATCGACGATGAGCAGATTTCAGCTATCGAGATTCTTGATTCGTTCCAAAACCTGAAAAGTATGGGAGCTAATGAGCTAAAACTTGAAAGCATTATAAGCTCAACAATGCGAACAAAAGTGCTGATAAACTACATGGACGATATGATAGCACTTTACAAGCAGACCAGGTATAACAGCGGCAAGCAGGAAGATTTGCGCCGGGCAGATGTGCTTGACGTGCTGTTCCTTAAACCTTGTCCGCCGGAAGCGTATGTTACTGATATAGTAGCAAGTCTTGCGCAAAAATGGTCAGTGAGCGAAAGGCAGATATGGCGTGACACAAACGATGCCGTTGAGCAGCTAACCGCTTTACTGTTTGGCGTGGACGGCGTGAACCTGCTGGAAGATAAAAAGCGCAGAAGGGCAACTCGCCTTGCTGAAGAAAAGAATATCGAAAAATAATAAGAAAAACTCACCTTTTATAAAGAAAACTCTTTACAAAAGGTGAGTTTTATAGTATAATATAAGTATAGGGAAGATAAGAAAGCCCACAAGAAAGGAAGTTGGAAAATGGAAAATAAAATGGTCAACGTAGTTAAAAGAATTCAAGATATTGAAGCAAAAGCTAACAAGAAAACTGCAAGTAAGGAAGAAATGCTTGAACTGGTTGCCCTTGATGAAAACTTAAGAGCTTATGCTCATGAAAACAACATGGGATATTTCGAATGCTTGGTAAATTTTCGTGAAGAATTAAGAAAGGAGAATTAAACAATGACACAAGAAAAAATAACATTAGCATTAAGAGAAGCACTGCTAGATTGGTTCGACCTTAAAAAAATTGAAGAAAAATTCCCTAAAAGCAGCGTTGCTAGAAATAAAGCGCAACGAAAATGGAATGAGGTTGAAAAGCTTGCAAATATGCTGCAAGCAATCGAAGAAGCTAAATAAAAGCTGATGACAAGGGCAATAGCCCTTGTAAAGCTGGCAGGCAGACAGTTCAAACCCTGTGCCTAAAGCTTAAACTTTAAGGAGGACTTAAAAATGACTTATCAAGAAAAGCAAGAAATGAAAAAGCTTGCCTGTAAATGCCTGGAAAAATACTTCGGTTTTGCTCCGGCTATGAAGCAGATTGTTCTGCTTGAAAGCGCAAGCAATGGATATACAGTTGATTATCTTCTGTTCAGCATTGGCTATAACGGAAGAGAATTTCAGCTCAGAAGAACCTTTACCTGGGGTAAAGATACAGTGGAATATAAATATTGCCGCTACGATGTTATCATGATTGAACAATAGAAAGGAGTAGAACAACATGAAATTAAACTACAAACAGTTAACTTACATTGTAGGTGTGCTGAAAGAAGCAGAATGCAAAGCTTACCAAGAAAAACTAAACAAAGAGTTAGCTTTGGAAGAAGCCAAAAATGATTACTATGCATGGCTTGAGAATAATCCGAATGCTACAAGAGTAGAACAAGCCGATGCGTATGATGAAATTACTGAAGAAGCTGACGAGAGATACCAAAAAGCTGCTGATGCTTACTTGATGGCTCAAGACATTTATCAGGCATTTGTTGAAGGTGAGATTGAAATTTAAGGAGGAAGAACCAATGAAAGAATCTAAGGACATGACTAACGAAGAATTAAAGCAGGAAAACGCTAGGCTGATTAAGATTTACAACAGCTCGCGCGACCCATGGCATCATCAATGCTTGAATGAGCACTTTGAAGAGCTGGAAGAAATTGCAGCGGAAAGAGGTATAGAGCTTTAAAAGCTGATGACAGGAGCTTAAGCTCCTGTAAAGCTACCAGGCAGAAGGTTCAAAGTCCTTGCCAATAGCTTTAGAAAGGAAGTCGATTTTATGAACTATGCAATTTTACTGAAAACTGTGGTTGATGCCAATGGCAAAACAAATTCTGTGGAGAAAGTACCAATGATGGAGGTATTCCCAACTATTTCCCTGGAATCTATGTACAAGCTTTGCGAATGCGAGTTTGTCGATATTAAGGATATGCCGCTTCAGTTAGTAGAATTTGACGGCGAGCTTGGAATTATCCCGGCAGTCACCTTGGTGTTCGATGAAGAATTTCTTCTGAAGAACGAAAAGCCTGTAGCCAATGAGCTGGCAAGTGTTATTTATGGTTACGGCAGATTACATGACCAATGCTTGTGCGGTAACGTGCTGCTGTGCTACACAAACGAAGAAGGCGAATGTATGCCGTTCAGTGAGAGTGAAGCAAACATTGTTGTAAAGTGCTTAACAAGAATCAACAATCATATTGGAGATATGGAATTTAAAATTCAAAAACCAATGATGAAATTTATGACGTTTTAGGAGGGATGCTAGGATGTTGAAATACAAAGATTACTCAACCTTAATCAACGAACAGCAAAAGGAATACGAAAGTTTCACCAAAGATAAACTGTTTTTTGCTTTTACCGAAGAACAGTTCAACGAAGGCATGAAAAGATTTGGGTTAGCTCCTAATGATACCGACAAGGTTTATCAAATCGGCTTCGGAGGATATATCCTTCGTGCGCAGGCTAAGGCTCATAATGATTTAGTAAAACGCCTGAACATCGAAAAGAAGGAGCACATGAAAGATTTCGACTTCTTGAAATCAGCCTTCCGTTACGAACTTGCTAACCATGAGTTTTGTATAACTTATGAGCTTGATGATACACTGGATGCTCTGCTTTTGACTTATGAGCAAGTTAACTCTGACCCGGTTATAAAAAAAGCTTTACTTGAAGCAAAGAAAGAATATCTTAAGAATTGTGAAGATTGGATGTGATTAATGTGAGAACAAGACAACTTATAAAGTATGTACTGATGCTGGAAACGCTTCCTCTTGCCGGAGATGAGTTCCATGAACTCATGGCAAATACAAAACGCAGCCAAAAGAGAATCAATGCACTGCGTGAAAAGCTTCTGATGCCAGCAAGCTGCTATCCCTACAAACAGGCATAAATAAAAGAACCGGCGTACACCGAAAGGTGTGCGCTGGAAAAAAGATTGGAGTGAAAGTTATGTGTAAAGTAGCAGACAAAAGTTATAGAGAGTTATGCGAAGCGTTGCTGGGGCAAGAAGCTTATAAGGTTTCCGAATTAACGGCACAGAAATTGTATCGCCTGGAAGATACAGACGAGCTGAAAGCATATGGTTTAGACAAACAGAAAGCAGAAGCTTTCTTGTGTGGTGTAGAGTTAGGCAAAAGAGCTTTCACCGAAACCAAAGCTGAGGAAAAAAGACACTGCTGTGATCCGCAAGACTTGGCTGAATTTATGATGCCGAAGTTGCGGTATCTGAATCATGAAGAGTTCTGGGTAATTGCAGCAGACAGCAAGAACAGAATTATTGAAGCAAGAGCTATACTGAAAGGAACGCTGACAAACTGCCTTGTTCATCCTAGAGAGATTTTCAAGTATGCCATCATGAAAAATGCTGCTTCAATATTTGTAGCACATAATCATCCTTCAGGCTTTGCAGTACCTAGTAATGATGACAAAAAGTTAACCAGGGACATTGTTAAAGCCGGGGCAATAATGGGAATACCTTGCTTAGACCATATCATTATAGGTGACGGCAGTTACTACAGTTTTCAGGAAGATGAACAAATGTAAGGAGGAAAGAAAAAATGAATGCTTATGAAATCATGTACGTTATGCGCCCGGAGCAGGAAATAGTCGAGGGTGTTATCTCGAAGTTCAATGACTTAATCGCTTCTAATGGTGGTGTAGTCGAAAAGACAGACCTCTGGGGAGAAAGAAGGATGCCTTACGTGATTCAGGACTACGAGAACGGTATTTATGTCCTGGTTACGTTTCATGCAAGCAAGAAGTGTGTACTCGAGCTTCACAAAGCAATGGATATTACCGAAGAAGTGCTTCGGCACATGATTATTAGAAAGGGGGTGTGCTAATATGACACCTTTTGATAAATTTAAGGAAACTGCTGCGTTAGTTAATCTTTGGATAACAGAAGAAAAACCTAAAATTGAAAGATTCGGCTGCCGAAACTGCCAGTACGCTCATTCAATGCATGAAAGCTTTGACAGATTCTTTACAAACCAATACGGAGCTTGCAGCTGTTTGCCAAACTGGTGCACTCCGATAGCTCGCATTGATGAATGTCCTAAAAAGAATAATCCTAGAGCTGGCAAGCTTAGTTCGATTTGCAAAGTTAACACGGAGGTATAAAATGGCTAATATCTGTTTCAATGACATTACAATGGTTGGAGATAAGGCAATACTGCAAAGGCTGCAAGATGATATTGAACGTCACCTAAATGAAAATGATGGCAGCATTTATAGATACGGTAATGAGCTTTACCCTGGCAGTAACTATGAAGGGTGGTTCGACGATGTTGGAGAAGTAACCAAAGCCAACGAAGAAGAATATTTCTTGCGGTTTACCGTAGACACAAAATGGACCCCGGCAATGGACTTTTTCGTAAGACTGGCAAAAGATAAAGGCTTAAAGCTTTACTATTCTGCCGAAGAACCTGGCTGCGAGCTTTATCAAACGAATGATGTTAACGGTGAGTTCTACGACGAAAGATATGTCTTGTATTGCAGAGGGTGCGAGATAACCTATTATAGCTCAAAGGAAGATTTAGTTGACGGACTAGAGTTTCTGTTCAAAAGACAAGGTTATAAGGTTTTCAACAAAGAAAGCGCAATGGAATGCAGCATAAAGGAGCTTGAAAAAATCGGCAGAATATTCCTGGTAGACGGAACTAACACATGGTTTGACATAGGAGAATTTGAAATAGTTCCAACCGAGGAGCAATAGAAAGGCAGTGGTTGACGTGAAAACATTGTATTTTGAAGGTGCTGGCTGGGAAAAGGCAGAGCGCAGCATCAACACCATAGGCAACTGCCGTGTTAGAACAGCATTTCACCTCGATAACGGCAAGGGAGTTTATCTTGAAATTGTTTGCGGTGAAATGCTTGGCGAAAGAAAGAAGGTTTATGGTGGCTTGCAATATGTAGGTTTCGTAGACTTCTTGTTCTACATCACGGATGAAGAGCCGAATGATGACTGCAATAAGCATAAATTGCCGGATATGCGTAACACGCATTTTGCTTATGACTTCGATTCGATTCTTGCTTTTGTAAACAGCTTAGGAGCGTCATTTGATAATATATGTGTGCTGCCAAATCTCGCTGGATACAGGGTACATTCGGATGACAGAAAAAAGCGATACAACTATGCTGATGAGTTTACGCCAGACTGGGAAGCTGTTAGGAGAGCAGAAGAAATTTACGAGCACTTTTATAAGCTGGAGCAATCAGAAGGCAAGAAGTTCCCTAACTTCTCTCTGTACAATGACGAAGGCAACAAGACAAAGCTTTACTTGATCAGGTATTATAACGGCTATAATAAGAAATGGCTCATTGATGCGTCAAGCGATTCGTGGTTAAAAACGATGATTGAAGTATCTTAACAAAAAGCCTGCGGGAAATCTCGCAGGCAATATTTTTATAAAAGATTATATTGATTACATAAAGAGAACACTGTATAATGATAAGAGATACAATAATTAAGGTGGTGCTACTATGTCAATAGAAAACAAAATCAAGGTATTAATCGCTTCAACAGGAAAAAACCAGGCTACATTAGCTAGGGAAATGGGCATTACGCCAATGTCCCTGAACTACAAGGTTAAAAAATGCAAATCACTTAAGCTTCTGCTGGAGCTTGCAACTGCCTGTGACTTTGAGGTAGTTCTGCGCAAGCGTGACGGCAGTATTGAGTATGAGGTAACTAGAGAAGATTTAGAAGAAAACTAATATTTTATAAAGAAAACTCTTTACAAAAGTGGAGAATTATAGTATAATATAATTATAGGGAAGATATAAGAACTTACAAGAAAGGAAGTCAGTTATAATGCTGGAAAAGAAAATTGCTGCTTTAAAAAATATGAGTAAAGAGGAATTGGTTGGTGAGTTTGAAAAAATTGTGCTGTATAATACGCAGCACTGTTTCAGCATATCTGCCATACACCAAAGGCGTGTATCTTGACGAAAATCCTTCCAGCAATGCTCTTAAGATAAGAAAGTGCAGAGCTAAAAATGGATAAGTCTTTAAATGAGCTGTTAAATAAATATATAGATGCTTATAGCAAAGGCGAGGATAGCTTAAGAGCGTTTTGGGAGCACGTTATAAGCATTGGAGCTTATGAGCAGATGCGACAGCTTGCTGTATACCAGAATGTTATTTTTAGCTACAAGAAAGACCAAACAAAGCCTGCCTGTAATGGCTACTGTGAAAAAGTCTACACAGCCGAAGATGCAGAGTTCGCCAGGGTACAAATAGAGCACCTTTTAAAATCATGTCAGTAAGGTGTCATTTACAAGGCAATTAAAGGAATGATATAATTAAGATGCAACAGTTGGATGATAAATCCTTCTCCTAAAAATATGTTGTGTACTCAAAAAGCCGCCTACAAATGTGATATGTAGACGGCTTTTTAAATGCATAAAATATAACTAAATTTTTATAAAGAAAACTCTTTACAAAAATAGTGAATTGTAGTATAATATAAGTGCAGGGAAGATAAGAAAACCTACAAAATAAAGAGTGAAGGAAGTCGGTTAACATGAAAAATATTTTTGAAGAAGCTTATCAAAAGGAACTCCAAGCAATAGCTGCGTTTGATGCAGCAAAAAATGACGAAGAAAAAGAAAAAGCCAGAAAGCTTCATTATGAAGCCATTGCCAAAATAAATAACTTTAGCAAAAGTGCTATTCATATTTGGCGTGAATATCAAAGCTCCAGGGAGCATGGCAATCTCAATCTTAACCTTTCCGAGGTTATCTGGGATGAACAAGTACCTGAAATAGTGGCTTGCATGAAAGCAAACGGAATTGAAAGATTTACATTTTCAGCAACGTATACCGAAGCAATTAGAACTGCTTGGCTGTTCCAGCAAGAAGGTTACGTTCTTGAAGGATTTGTTGAAATCAACAGCAGATATACCGATGCTTATGGAGATAGCGAAAAAGTTCCTGCGTTGCAGTTTAGAGTAAAATAAAAGAAAGGCGGTACAAAAAAGTACCGTCTTTTTATAATTATTTTTGAAAAAACACTTTACAAATAAACAAAAATGTAGTATAATATAAGTATAGAAAGGAGGTACAAAACGTGGATCAGAATTTAAAAGATGCTGCCGAAACGGTTTCACTTATATTAAGTTCCGTATTAACGGCTCTCCAAATACAGGAGAAGTTAAAGAAAAAGCAGCAAAAAAAGAAGCCCCCTGTAAATCGCAAGTCCAGAAAGCGTAAATAAGAGGGCGGCAGGTAGGACGAGCAATCGTCCTCCTGCCTATATTCTACCACGTTTTAACAAAAATGAAAATACTAATTTGGCTGTTCACTATTGGCATTGTAGTCGAAGCAGTAAGAAATTTTCCTCAAATGAGCCTGCATGAATGGGTGTTGTGGGCGCATGGCTTAGCTAGTGGAATTGTAATGTTGTATTGGTGGATAAGTAGGGGTTAACATGGAAAGTAAAAAATGGGGCGGTGTTCGCGAGGGAGCAGGCAGACCAAAAGGAAAGACTGCTGCTGGCGAACGCAAGGGACGCAATATTAGAGCGTTCGACGATGAATGGGAGCTTATAAAGCAGTTCGCAAAAATCGTCAAAACTGATCGTCAGCGAGCGGAAGAGTTGCTAAAATTATTATAGTTTTATTGGACAGTGTAAAAAAGCACTGTCCTTTTTTATTGTAAAAAAATGGAGGTACATCATGGATTTAAGAAACAAAATTACATTAATGGCGTTATCAGACATTACGCCGTATGAAAACAACCCAAGAAACAACGAAGAAGCTGTTGAAAAGGTTGCTAACTCTATCAAAGAGTTTGGCTTCAATCAACCTATCGTAGTCGACAAAGATAATGTTATCATTGTAGGTCATACACGCTATCTTGCAGCGCAGGAGTTAGGTTTGGCTGAAGCACCGGTAATTGTTGCCGGAAACTTATCCGATGAGCAAGCAAGAGCTTATCGCCTGGCAGATAATAAAACAAATGAAATTGCAACTTGGGATGAAGGAAAACTTTTTGAGGAGTTAGAAGCAATCAACGGAATCAATATGGAGAATTTTGGTTTTGATAAAATTCCAGAAGCTTTTGGTGAAGATGAAGAATTACCTTCAGACTTTAAAGAATTTGATGAGGATATTGAAACGACACACAAATGTCCAAAATGCGGTTATGAGTGGTGATAAATTATGTATAAAGTGCCGTCGATGAAAGAGATATGGTCATTGCCGTGGAACGGCTATAATGTTGTTTCGACGTTTAGCGGTGGTGGCGGTTCATGCCTTGGGTATGAGATGGCAGGGTATCATGTTGTATGGGCTAATGAGTTTATTCCTGAAGCTCAGAAAACATATCGACTTAACCATCCGAACACATTTCTCAATACACATGACATAAGAACTGTGACAGCTGAACAAATCATCAAAGAAACGAATATTCCTAAAGGTGAAATTGATTTGTTTGATGGTTCGCCACCATGTTGTGCTTTTTCTACTTCTGGTAAGCGTGAAAAAGGCTGGGGAAAGGTAAGAAAATACAGCGATTCAGAGCAACGTGTTGATGATTTGTTTTTTGAATATATCCGTTTGATTAAAGGATTGCAACCTAAAACCTTTGTTGCTGAGAATGTTTCAGGATTAATTAAGGGTTCTGCAAAAGGTTATTTTAAGCTTATTTTGAAAGGCTTAAAAGATTGTGGATATGAAGTCAAAGTGAAGCTTTTGAACGCGAAATATTTAGGCGTTCCGCAGAGTAGAGAAAGAGTGATATTTGTAGGTGTGCGAAATGACATTGCTAAAAAATATAATGTTCATCCAGTGCATCCAACACCTAAAACTCACATTATACCATTGAAAGACGCAATAGGTGATATTGTTAACGATGAAGCTGAAGTAAAAGAACTTTTACATTACGCTGAAAAATATTCATTTGGTAGGGTGCTGAGAATGCTACCTAAGAATCCTCCAAAGCCAGTGCAAGGTTCATCTGTAATGAACGGAAGTTATTTTTCATTAAGACGCGAAAGCATGTATAGACCGTGCGGAACTGTGTGTCAAACTAATGGTCAGGTGGGAATGGGAGGTAATTGTCATCCGCTGGAAGATAGAAAATTTACGATTGCCGAATTGCGACGCATAACATCCGTACCGGATGATTTTCAAACAACTGGAACATTTCCGCAGCAATGGGAGCGTCTTGGAAGAATGGTGCCGCCTGTAATGATGATGTATATTGCGAAAGAAATTCAAAAGGAGATATTGGATCATGTTAAATGAAAAGCTTGCATATGAAGAATTGAAAAAGCAATATCATTATGTTCTTATGAAATCTGTAAAACAAAAATATATGCCGATAAAGGAAGTTTTTGTTACAGGAAAAATCAATGGTGTTGCCACGATTACTGGTACACATATGGAAGGAACCACATTAAACGGCCTGAAAGTAAAAAAACATATCATTGTTGATGATGAAGAATCTAAAACGTATGAAGATGTTTTTTTGTATGATGCTATTGGGAAAATGATTGACGAGCATCATGATGATAACTTTACACCAATTCGTTGTGGATTAATGACTTGTATCGCAATAGAGGAAGGTTGCAAATTGCTGAAATTGCCATGTAAAAATCTTTCTGTTGGGTTTATTGGCAATGGTAATATTAATCAACATAACGCAAGAGCTATTCAGTCAATTTTCGGATTGAAAAGATGTATTATTCATGGAAGTGCAAATAATCGAGGGAAAAACAAAGACAAATTTTATAAAGCAGAAGTCGACCATAACTGTGAGCTGCTTAATGAATGCGATGTTATTGTTTCCTGCACATCTGGCTGTGACGGCAAAGATATGATTAGTGCTGATATTTTATATAAGCCTAAAATCATGATTGCGCTTGATAGTGGGTATGTCCTTGATGAATCCTTTCGTAAGGAATGTGATAGCTTTACCGATTATGTAGAGCAGCTAGAGCGATATTATGACGAGGAATTTGCTTTTGACAAAAAAAGATACAAATTAAAGCAACTATGCAAAGACATACAAGTGGAAAAATCCAGATTGTGTGTTTATTTATTTGGCATTGGTTTTGCTGATGCTGTTGTTGCTGAAACAATGTATAACAAGAAACGGCTGATTGATTATGAAAAACAAATACACAAAAATTGACTGTGAAAATCTCAGAGCATTATTAGTCAATAATGCAAAGCAGAATGCTGATAAAACAGGCAATAATATTTTGTTATTAAGCGGTGGCATGGATAGTGTAACTGCCTTATATGCTTTACTGGAAGCAGGAATTCCTTTTAAAGCTTATACATTTTACTTTAAAGATTTTCCTAGTGTGGACAAAATAGCCGTAGAATCATTGCAACAAAAGATAGGTTTTGAACATGAATTTATTGAAATTCCTAGCAAATGGGAATCCATTAAAAATGATGTTCTTGATGCAATCTGTGTTTGCAAAGAAATTTATGGCAAAGTCAGAGAAGTGAAGGTTGAAACAATTTTTGCGTTACAATATCTTGACAAACGTTTATGTCAAGGCGGTGTTGTTTTTTCTGGTTCGACAGGAGATGCGCTTGTAGGCTATAATCGTAATACTGCTATAATGGCCGCAAAAATTGGTGAAGATAACCCTAAAATGATTGACCAAAGAACACTCACGCCTAAAGAAAATGAATTTGACGTGATTTTCAGCAAAAGGCATAAATCTCTATCTATTTTTTGCGGCGAAGCAGAAAAATTTATTTTGGGATTTTCGACAAAAGCTTGCAATACACCTAAACCAAAAGCATTCTTGTATCATGCTTTTGGCGATTATCATACAAAATTCAAAAGCTATCGTCAGCCGAAAGCATTTCAAAAAGCAGGAAATGAAAAGGCTATGTTTAACATGATAGCAATCCAAAAAGGATATAAAGATGCATTGGCAATGTTTAGATATTTAGCAAAGGGATAAAAACATGAATATTGACCTAGTTCCTCTCACAATGGAACATAAAAAAATTGTAGAAGAAATACGCAACAGATACGGTCTTGACACTAATACTGGTTCATTTAATGCGTGTTATTTGTGGAAAGATTTTTTAGATATACATATTTTTGCTACCGATAATATGTATGTAATCAAAGAAGGAACAAATCCTATTGATGTATGGGCGTTCCCTATGGGGGAAAATGAGTCAAAAAAACAATTTATTAAAGCATTACTTTCTTATTCGCAACCAACGTTTTTAAAGGTGCGTTCTAATGACAAAATATTTTTAGAAAAAGAATTTCCAAATGTATTTGATTTTAAACTTTGTGAAGATACTTGTGAATACATTTATAGCGGAGATGAGTTTGCTAAATTACAAGGAAAAAAATTTAGAAAGTTTCGCGAAGCTGTTAATAATATAGCAAGGAATCACACTTTGAAAACTGAAATAATCAACAGCTCAAATATGGATGCTGTAAAAACAGTATTTCAAAAATGGTCTTTTCACAGAGGAAAATCCGGAATGGATAATACAGTTGGAAATGAAACTGACAAGATTCTTTTAGATAATTTCGATACACTTGGTTTGTTTGGGATAATTACGTTCATTGATGCTGTTCCTGCATCCGTCGCTATTGGATATAATTTATCCGCTGATACGTGCGACATATCAACCTTTAAGCATACAGGCATCGTGAAAGATTTGTGCAGGATAACTCTACGTGAGTTTATGATGACGTTTGGCAATAGGCTTAAATTCTTCAATTTTGAGGAAGATGGCGGAATTGAAGGATTGAGAATAATGAAGCATCGTTTGAATCCTTGCAAAGTTAATGAACTATGGAAAGCAACAGTAAGGAGGGAATAATTTTGAATAGGCAAGATAATGTTGATGTAGCTGGAAAAAAATGGGAATTTGATGAAGATGTTGCGAAGTGCTTTCCTGACATGCTAAAAAGAAGCATTCCTGCATACGAAAGCATGAGAAGTCTTGTTTTTTCTATTGGTAGAAACTATGTTAAGAAAAATACGCACATTTGTGATATTGGCTGTAGTGATGGGCAAGCTATTGAACCTTTTATCAAACATTATGGAACAAACAACTATTATGAGTTGCTTGATGTAAGTGAACCTATGCTAAAGAAGTGCCGAGAGCGTTTTCAAGATTGGAAGAAAACACAAATTGTTGATGTTAGAAATTATGATATTAAGAATGGCATTCCTCAATTTTCAAACTCACTCGTTCTCAGTATATTAACGCTTCAATTCACGCCGATTGAATATAGGCATAAAATTGTACAGTCGGTATATGATTCACTTATGCCAGGCTGCGCTTTTATTCTTGTTGAAAAGGTACTTGGAAACACATCGGCTATCGACGAGATTCTGGTGAAAGAATATTACAATATGAAGAAGGAAAACTCATATAGCCAAAAACAGATTGCGGATAAACGAAAAAGTCTTGAAGGCGTGCTGGTACCTATTACTGCAAAATGGAATGAGAATTTGTTAAAAGAATGTGGATTTAGGCAGATTGATTGCTTCTGGCGGTGCCTTAATTTTGCTGGTTGGATTGCTATTAAATAATTTTTAGAAAGGACGGGAATGAGATGCCAGCGAAAGGAAATGTTAGCAATTTACAGCCCGTCCATACCAAGGAAGAAGCAAGAGAAAGAGGCCGCATTGGAGGAATAAAATCTGGTGAAGCCAAGAGGGCAAAAAAGAATCTTCAACAGATAGCCAAAACGATTCTTGAAGCGCAAGTAAAAGGTAAGGATGCACAGCAATTTCTACATAATTTTGGCCTTGATGAACAGGATAGCAATTATCAAGCGTTGATGATTGCTAAGCTTTTAAACAAGGCATTAACGGAAACTGATGTTAATGCAATTCGTACACTTGCGCAGATTGCGGGAATTGACGGAGGAACAGTTTCTCTTGCAGATGATACAAGTGTCGATACAATAGATATTTATCAAAAAATCTATATTCCCAATAATGGTCGCGATAGTTATGAAACAGCATATTTAAGTCCGCAGCCTGGACCACAGACAATGTTTATGTGTTCGTCGGCTGATATTATTATTTATGGCGGAGCTGCTGGCGGCGGTAAGACTTATGCGTTGTTGATGGAGGGCTTGCGACACAAAGATATTGCTGGATTTAATGGATTGGTATTAAGAAAAAATTATACACAGATAACATCCCCCGGCGGATTGTGGGAAGCGTCGAACAAAATATATTCTCGAGTACAAGGGGCATCGTCAAAAATGTCTCCTGTGCATCATTGGACGTTTGCCCCATCTGGAGCCAACATTCGCTTTGGACATCTTGCGAGTGATAAAGATTTAAGCGGATGGCAAGGCTCAGAAATTTGCTATCTAGCATTTGACGAGCTGACGCATTTTAGCCGACACCAATTTTTGTATATGCTTTCTCGTAACCGTTCAACGTGCGGTATCCGTCCTTATGTAAGAGCGACGTGCAACCCGGACAGCGATAGTTGGGTAGCTGATTTTATTTCTTGGTGGATAAATCAAGATACAGGCTATCCAATATACGAGCGTAGCGGTGTTGTACGCTATATGTGTGTATTGAATGATACGATTTATTGGGGCAGTAATCCGCATGAACTCGCAAAGGAACACGGCGTAAATGTCGAAGAATGCAAGTCGGTAACGTTTATCGCGTCTAAACTGACAGACAATAAGGTTTTAATGGCTAAAGACCCTTCATATATGGCTAACCTTAAAGCTTTGGCAGAGATTGACAAGGAACGTCTTTTATATGGCAACTGGAAAATTCGTCCTGCTGCTGGCATGTACTTTAAAACAGAAAACTTCACCTTTGTTGATGCCGTGCCGAAAAATATCGTTGCTTATGCACGTTCCTGGGACTTAGCGGCAACAGAACCCACGCCGCTCAATCCAGACCCCGACGCAACAGCAGGCGTGTTAATGGGACTGCTTGACGATGGCAGAGTAATCGTCCTTGATGTAAAACGCAAGCAAATAAAGGCGAATGACGCTAGAAATCTTCTGCGTAACATGGCAGCGATTGACCATGGTAAATATAAATTCGTACAAATCACCATACCGCAAGACCCAGGGCAGGCAGGCAAGGCGCAAGCTCAAAGCCTAGTATCAATGCTTGCAGGTTACTCGGTGGAGATTGTATCGCCGACAGGCAGCAAAGAGGTTCGTGCTACTCCATTTGCTTCACAGGTGCAGGCAGGAAACGTCCTTATCCTTAAAGGTGAATGGAATGATATGTATCTGTCAGAACTTGAATCGTTCCCGGAAAGCAAGCATGATGATATGGTGGATGCTTCAAGTGATGCATTTAACAAGCTCATGAACTCCCGCAGCTGGGGCGGCTTAACGAGCTAGGAGGAACAATGGTAAAAAGAAAAGATAATTCAATTCGTGCAGATAGCGGCTTTAAAGATGCTTTTATTACACGCAAAGCTCGCAATTATGAAGGTCTGTTAAATGAGCGAAAGCTCACAGACTTAACATTGGCTACAATGTACAGAAATGCTCTTGTGCGAAGGATTGTTACGCTTGTTGCCAACGATGCTATGAAAAATTTTATAGAAATCGAAGGCGATTCTGACGATTGTATCTTGCAGGAGCTTGAAACGCTGTTTGTTCAGGAAAAGCTTACAGAGGCTTTATATTGGGACAGGCTGTTCGGTATGTCTTGTGCTCTCATCCTTGCTGACGATGGGCAGGAATTAAGCGAGCCTATTAATATCAACCGTTTACGCAGGATTAACGGATTAGAAATTTTTGATAAGCGAGATATTTACCCGGACACAACCTCAATTTATCTTGATACAGATATTCGAGATGCGAACTTTGGCAAGCCGGAGTTTTACACAATTTCGCCACCGAACGGAAATCAGTTCAAAGCACACAGAAGCAGACTGCTGGTTTTTGACGGCGAAATGCTGCCAAAGATAGAGCGCATTGCTAATAATGGTGCTGGCTTATCCTGCCTGGATGGTGTTCCGGCTGCGCTGAACCGTGTAAAAACTGCAATGAATAAAACAATCGACATAATGGATAAGGTTAGCACGTCACTGTTAAAGCTAGAAGGCTTAAGTAATTTACTGACAAGAGAAGACGGCACGCAAGCTGTTATTCGGCGTTTAGAGCTGATAGACTACTCACGCAGAATTAATGGCAGTGTAGCCGTTGACAAGGAAGATGAATACGGCATTTTCAACATTCCGCTCACAGGCTTGACGGATATTATTCAAGAGTTTGAGCAGGCTTTATGTGCTGTTACCGGGTATCCTTTTACTGTTTTGTTTGGGCGTTCTCCGGCTGGCATGAACAGCACAGGCAAGAGCGACTTGCAGATTTACTACGATACCGTCAGACGTATTCAACGCAGGAAAATTCGTCCTGCGTTAGAGTATCTTGTAAGACTTATCCAGCTTTCAAAAGAAGGACCTACCAACGGCAAGGAGCTTGAAAAGTGGAGCATTAAGTTTAAGGCCATCGAACCGCTAAATGATCTGGAGCAAGCCAACGTTGACAAGACACAGGCGGAAGTAAGAGCTGCCGTTGTTAAGCTTGTTTTTGACCTGGTTGATAATCAACTGTTAGATGCAACGCAAGCACGCCAATACCTCAAAGAACGTGGCGATATTCCAGTTACAGAAAGTGAGCTGGATTTAGATGATGAAGAAACAGAAGAAATCGATACGTTACCTTAAAGTAAAGAAGCGTCCAAAATATCCAAAGAATTTTGAGCGTGATTATTATCGCGTCCTCAGAGCCGTTGTAAGACGTTTAAAAAGTGCCACGAATAACAATATACCTATGCTGACATATTCGTTGCGCCAGGATGATGACAGCACTGTTACAGATGCTTTCGCTCAGGTAATACTTGCCGAGCTTTTAAAGAGTATGACTGTTGAGGAAGCTATAAGCGAATTAGAGCTTATTCTTGCTGGCGTGTCTAGCGTTGTCGATGCTAATGTTATCAGTGCTTTCGCAGAAGCAGTCAGCGTTGATGTGTTTTTAAATGATTCAGCCTTACTTGATACAGTAAAAGCAGAATGGAAAGCGCAGCAGAGCAGGCTTGTGGACAGCATAGTCAATACCTACATCGAAAAACTACAAATTATTGTTAGCAATGCTGTTCAGCGTGGCACTGCTATGAGTGAAGTTAAAGAAGAAATCAAGGTGCTGCTTAACACTACCGACAAGCGGGCGAAATTTATCGCAAGGAACGAGGTAGGCAATCTGAACGGCATTATAACAATGCGTAGGCAGGTTGATTGCGGTATAAGCGTGTATCAATGGTCATCGTCACATGATGAACGTGTTAGACCTTCTCATGCTGAGATGGATGGGAAATACTTCTATTGGAACAGCGACAAGGTTGGTGAAATTAACGGCATAAAGGTTTATCCTTCTCCGAAATATCATCCGTGCATGGATTATAACTGCCGTTGTGTAGCATTACCTGTTATTGACCTGGAACAATGGAACATGACAACAGCAGTTCCAATGGGTAGGGTGAATGTAAAGAAAAGCAAAGAATTAAGTTAGAAGGCATATGCAATTTGTCGCATATGCTTTTTATATACCCCAAAATAAGGAGGTGAATTTTTTGGGAAGTGTACAACGATATGAACGCATTGATTCATGGATGTTTGTTAGCGGTGCAGTTACTGATGCTGACGGCTTCTTGCGTGATTCTCCAATCGTGGCACGTACTGGCATCTATATCTACCAACAGCCAGACGGGACTATTAGACGAGAGTACAGACCACCGGAGGAAGTATTTGACGCTGACAGTGAAGCAAGTTTTGTCGGCAAGCCTATTGTGGTAGGACATCCTGCCAGCGGCATTGTAAACAGTGATACCGCACAAGATTTAGCCATTGGCACGATTTTGTCCAGCGGTTATCCGAAGGACGAAACAAACATTGCCTGTGACATTGTTATCCATAATCCCTCTGCTATCGGTGAAAAGCGTGGCTTGTCTTTAGGTTACAGAGTGGATGTTGAAGAAACTCCAGGCACTACAACGGACGGACAGCAATATGATGCTATCCAGCGTAACATTCGTATCAATCATTTAGCCGTTGTTGATAGGGCACGTGCCGGAGCAAAAGCACGGCTTAATCTTGACGGTGACGAAATTATCGAAGGAGTAGAAACGAAAATGAAAATTAAAATTGATTCTGTTGATTTTGAAGTTGACGAGAAAATTGCCAACTACGTCAACTCTTTGCAAAGCAAAGAAGAAAACGCTCGTGTAAAGCTTGACACTGCTAACACTGAGCTTAAAACTGTAAAAGAACAAAATACCACTCTTAAAGCTGATGCTGACGCTTTAAAAGCTAAAGCTGATGCAATGACCGCAGAGCGTGATGCTTTGAAAGCTAAAGTTGATGCTGCTGACGCTGAAAAAGAGAAAGCTGTAAAAGAGGCTGTTGAAGCTGTAAAGGCTGATATGCAGGAACGTGCGGAGCTGGAAGAAACCGCTAAAATTGCTAAGGTTGAAAAAACCGATGGCTTGACCAACGCTGAGTTAAAAGAAGGCATTGTCAAAGCTGCATTCGGTGAAAGCTTTAAGCTTGACGGTGTATCTGATGCTTATATTAACGGCGCATATTCTGCTGCTAAAGAGATGCTTCGCAATGATAACGCAAAAAATCAAGCCGTAAAAGCTAAAGGCGGTGCTGAAAAGCAAGAAACTAAGAATGATTCTGCTAACGATGCACGTAGCCGCATGATTGCACGTATGCGCGGCGAAGAATAAGAAAGAGGTGAATACAATGGCAATTACTAATTATGCATTAACCATGGACAAAGCTTTTGCTGGTGCGCTGTATGATTTGTCCTCTCATACTGTAGATTCCTTTGCTGTTGAAGAAGCTGACGGTATTGGTGCTGCTTGCGCCGTTATCCGTGGTACTGACGCAGAACATCAGGTGAAATCTCCGTCCGCATCCGGTGACGGTGCGAAAGTTATCGGCGTTACTCTGCATACCCATATTGAGCCGCCTGAAGCTGGCAAAAAATATTATCCGCAGAATTATACTGTTCCTGTTGTAACTAAAGGTCGTGTATGGGTAACTACCGGAGGTGCAGTTAACGCAGGTGATGAAGCACATCTGAAACTTGCTGACGGCACTTTTGTTAAAGATACTGTTGCTGCTGGCACTATTGAAGCTCTTGGCTGCGGTGCTAAATTTATTACTTCCTGCGATAAAGCAGGCTTGGCAGTTATCGAAATTGGTTAATTAGAAAAGAAGAGGTGAAATAGTAATGACTCAAATGCACTATGATGAATTAGACCTGAATGTTATTGAGCGTTGCGACGGCTTGCGTAAAGACGCAGGCGATACTATTTTTGTCGCAAAAGAACTCGAAGCTGTAAAGGCAAAAACCTATGACCAGAAATTCGCTAATCTGAATGCGCTGAAACTGTTTGATATGTCCTCTGACGTTGACCCCGGCGCTGACACTGTCAGCTATCAGTCCTTGGGTTCTGTCGGCATGGCAAAGACTATCGCCAACTATGCAACCGACTTTACTCGTGTAGATGTACTGGCTGAAGAACACATTGCTAAAGTTATTGCTGGCGGTGCAGCATATGGCTACACCATGCAGGACTTGCGCCGTGCTGCTATGGCAAGAAAACCGCTGACTGCTCGCAAGGCTATTGCTGTTCGCCGTGCTCTCGACGAATATATTAACCGAATTGCATTCCATGGTGATGCTAAACATGGCGTTGTAGGCTTGCTGGATAATCCTAACATTGGCAACTACACTGTTGCTGCCGATGGTGCTGGTGGTACTGGTTCTTCTACCAAATTCAAAGACAAAACCGCTGTGCAGATTCTGCGTGATATGAACGGCATTATCAATTCTGTTAGCAAACAGACTAATGACGTAGAAAATCCGAATACCTTGGTGCTGCCGCCGGATCAATACAACTACATTGCTTCTACACCTTATTCTGATGTAGTCGCAGATTCCATCCTGTCTGTGTTTAAACGCAATAACCCGGATGTAACTGTATTGAAAGCCAATGAGCTGGCTGGCGCAGGTGTAGGCGGCTTGGATATGATGATTGCATACGTTAAGGATGCAGACCATCAAACCTTGGAAGTTCCGTTGCCGTTCACTCAGCACACTATTCAGCAAAAAGGCTTGGAATTTGAAGTCCCCTGCGAGGTTCGTACCGCTGGCGTGTTGATTTACTATCCGCTGTCCATGAACAAGGCTTCTGGCATCTAATCTGACTATATACTGCCCTTTCGCATGAGAGGGCATTTTCTTTTTTAGGAGGAACACAAATGAAAGTTAAAAACATCTCTAAAGCTGTAATTAATATCGACGGTAAATATATCATGCCTGATCAGTGCGGCATCGTTGGTGATGAATGGGGCGAAAACATTATTGTAAAAGCCTACATCAAAGAACAAATGATTACTGTTGAGAAAGGCAATGCTAAAGAAGCAAATGTTGATGATATGGCAGCAGACCTTGCAGGACTGTCCGCTGAATCCAGCAAGCGTTCTTTGACTGCTTTCGCTAAGAAATACAATATTAATGTAGAGGGCGCAGAAACCGCAGAAGATATTTATTCCGTTATTTTTGCTTTTGTAAACATGGCAAAGAAAAATGTTAACGGAAACTAAAGATAAAATAAAGCAAGCTTTTTCTGTTATCTGCCCCGAACTGATTCTTACTGATGAAGAATTAGAAGTCTACATTAATCTTGTTTCGCCTATGTTGTCAGAAAGTGTTTTTGGCAATATGTATATAACAGCATTCGTTTATCTTATGGCGCATCACGTTGTCCTGCGTCAGCTTATTGCGCAGTATGGAGAAAACGGTTCATCTGATGTTGGTATCACAGGCTCTGTAACGTCTGAAAAAGAAGGTGACTTGCAACGTTCATATGGTGACAAGTCAGCTTCTTTCGATATGTTGGACAAGACGTACTATGGCATTGAATTTAAACGTCTGCGCTCTATGTGCGTTGTTCCGATAGTAACAAGATTGGATAATGCGTTATGAGTAGAGTAGAGGATAAAGATTTAGGTTTAAATCGTATCATACGAACGCTAAACAAAGACCTTGACGGCGTTGTGGTTAAGGTTGGTGTACAAGCTAAAGACAAAGCTGTACGGCGAGGGAAAGGCGGAAGCATTCGCAACACTGACCAGCCGTTGGCTGTTATTGCAGCGATACATGAATTTGGACTGGACAATATGCCCCAACGCTCTTTCCTGCGTTCTGCGTATGATGAAAATCTGCCTATGATTGACAAAATGATTCAACGTGTTGCCAATGGTGCTGTATTTGGACTAGGAACAAACGCTGCTCTTAATCAGTTAGGCAATGTTGTACAAGGTATGGTTCAAAGAAAAATCGTCGACGGACCGTTTGTCCCGAACTCTCCTGCTACAATAAAGCGCAAGAAAAGTTCTAAACCATTAATTGATACCGGGCATCTGCGACAATCAATTCGCTATGTCATTGAAAGAAAAGGTGCTAATCATGAGTAGTTTTAGAAAGCTGATAACTGTCCTGCGTTACAACGGCAGTCCTGAACTGCTTGCCAACGGAACCTATATGTATCCTACACCACAAGAGTTTAAAGTGTTAGCCAGTGTGCAGCCGCTTAAAGCTAATGAAATGATGTTACTTCCTGAAGGTAGCAGGACTGCTAGAGCGGTAAAAGTATATACCGACAAGGAACTTTATGTTGATGACCAACGAACAAATACAATGGCTGACCGCTTTAAATGGCGTGGAAAGCTTTTTGAAGTGGTTGCCAGCGATATTTTTCAAAGTGATGTTATTAACCATTACCGTGCATATGCAGTAGAGGTGAGCGAATTTTGAAAGAAGCTAATACTCGTGTTGACGTACTGAATTTTTTTATTTCAGTATTACAAAAAATATATTATCCGATTCCGATTCGCAGAGCAAAAATGAAACCTCCGGCTGTAAATGAATTAAACATCGTAGTTGATCTTCTGACTGAACGCAGTATAGGGAACGAGGTTGTTTTTTTAACTGAAACAGCACAGTACAGCAATGCGGGTATCATTGAAGCTACGTTAAATATACAAGCTCTCGGCGAGGGTGCTGTTGAACTTCTGTCGAAGCTTAAACTTTATCTCGAAATGCCGGATATGATTAACTTGTATGATTCTGCAAATGTGGCTATAAACAGTGTTGAGCAAGTGCAAGACATTACAACTTCATTGGATGGCAGAACGTGGCAGGAACGAGCGTCGGTTGATTTGACTGTTTCGTACTGCCGTGAGCTGCTTATCCAGGGTGCAGAATGGTTTAACAAATTGGAAATAAACGGCACCACGAATAACGGCAAGGATAACAACGAACATCCTGCTGACGGCGATACGATTGTAAAAGTTGAAATCATGGGAGAATTAGAAAATTAAGGAGATGAAAATATGGCAAATATCGACAGATTAGTCAATGTGCAGATTGCTTTGAATACTACAGGTATTTCATCCAATGGCTTTAATACGCTGATGATTGTATCTGCACATGAGCACGCTGCTCCGGCGTATGTATTGACCATTACTGACGCTGACCAGCTTTTAGATTTAGGCTGGAACGCTGAGGATGCTGTGTATAAAGCTGCATTACAAGCTTTTAGCCAGATTCCTCATTATGAGAAAGTTAAAATCGGTAGAATGAACTCTGATAGCTCTGCTGCTGATAATATGAATAAGATTTGTGCTGTTGACAACGATTGGTATGGCTTATGCTATGTTGACCGTACATCTGCAAAAATCATGGAAATGGCAGAATGGGTTGAAGCTCATACAAAGCTGTATGGTACATCTGTTGCCGAAGCTGATGCGTTGCAAGCTGGCGTTGCAACAGATACAGGCAGTAAGCTGAAAGCGAAAAATTATTATCGCACTTTTGTTTTTTATCATAAGGAAGCAGAAAAGGAATTTCCTGAAGCAGCTGTAATGTCCAGATGCTTTACTGTATATCCCGGCGGTGAAACCTGGGCCAACAAAAAGCTTTCCGGCATTTCAAATGATGATTTAACCGAAACAGAATATCTTGCATTGACTGCCAAAAACTACAATACCTTTGAAAACTTCTCGGAGAACGTCAGCATTACTCAAAACGGCAAGACTTGTGCAGGTGAATGGATTGATGTTATCCGTTTCCGTGACTGGCTTGTCGAAACCATTAAAACAGAAGAATTTGCAATGCTCATTAATCGTGAGAAATTGCCGTACACTGATGCTGGCATTGCGCTTGTCGAAGGTGTGCTGAATAAAGTTCTGAAGCTTGGTCAAGACCGTGGCGGTATCGCTCCGACTGAATATGATGATAATGGCAACAGAAATCTTGGCTACACTATTACAGTTCCTAAAGCTGCTAATATTAGCGCAAACAAGAAAGCACAAAGAGTTCTTGACGATGTAAGGTTTACCGCACGTCTTGCAGGTGCTATCCATGCTGTTAACATTAATGGTTCTTTGACTTATGAGAACCTTATTCAAAAGGCTTAAAGGAGGACAATTAAATGGCAAGAGTTAAAACATACGACCCGAAGAAAGTTAAGGTACTGTTCGGCTCGCTTATCTTGACTGGCGTTGATGAAGGCACTTTTATTAATGTTGAAACGCAAGGTGACGGAATTTCCGCTATTGTCGGCTGTGACCAGGAAATTGTCCGCAGTATTGACCCGTCCTCTGTCTTAAAGCAAGTCACTGTTACTCTGTTGCAGTCCAGCTCCAGCAATGCAGCATTAAGCTTGATTCAAGATGCAGACAATCAAAACGGTGCAGGCTTGTTGCCGTTGGTTATTAAGGATTTAAGCGGTGACAGCGTTATGGTTAGCGATCAGGCATGGATTGTTAAGAAGCCTAACTTTCAACGTGGCAAATCTGCTTCTGACGGAAAATGTGAATGGGTATTCATGGCTGTTGTTCCCGACGAAGCATTTTTAGTTGGTGGTCATAGCTAAGGAGTAGAAAATGAGACAGGCAAAATTTGAAGTAAAGAACAGGAAAATAGGTGCGAATACCTTTTATGTTCGTGCTTTTCCTCCGTTGCAAGGCTTGAAACTGTATGGTGACTTACAGAAAGCTATTACTGCTGCTTTAAAAGGCGGTTTAACATCTAACGGTGAAACGGAAAATATGAAAGAAGCATTATTAGGTGCTCAAATCAATATCGGTGCCATTCTTGCGCAGTTGGGCGAAAGCTTTAATGGCGAAGTGCTGGCACAGTTCTCTGAACGTCTGCTTGATGCTGAATACATCAGTGTTAAGATTAAGGGCGAAGAAGAAGCTATTATGCTGACAGAAGATGTTATCAATGAGCTTTTTACTGGTAAGCTTGTTGAACTGCTTAAGCTTGAAAAATTTATTATTGAGGTAAATTTCGGAGATTTTTTCGCTTTAATTCCCAACCTCTCTGGAGTCCGCGAGATGTTGGTGAGCAAGTAGAAATTCCCGGCACCTTATCGCCAACACTAACCGCTGAATCTTTTATTTGGCGGCCAGTGTTGGCTAAGGTAGTTACTGTTACAGAAATAAAAGAAGGCACTGTAACTTTAGGCGATTTGTGCAAAATAAACGCTCTGCTTGATATGCAGAGTGATGTACAAAGATATTATCTTGACCACCCTAAAAAGAAAGGAACTGATGCGCCGTGGATGTAAGAAGTTTAGCTATTGCGATTGGCTTCAAAGTAAATAACTCAAATGTTAAGCAAGTAGAGCAGACAACCAAAAAAGTTAAAACAGGACTTGAACGTGTTGGCGATTCTGCTGATAAAGCTGGCAATAAAGTAGATAGTTTATTTTCTAAGCTAAGCGGTCTGGCTATGTTTGCTGGCGTTTCACTAACTCTTGGAAGCATCGTTAAAACGATTGACGAATGGAAGGTTATTGAAGGTCAGGTAAACAACGTAACCAAAAGCCAGCAGGAATCAAAAGCTGTTCAAAAAGAGATTTACAATATTGCAAGCCGTACTCGTCAGCAATATAAGTCTACGGCTGAGCTTTATACATCTGTTGCACGTAATGCGCAGGAGCTGAAGAAAAGCACTAAAGACATTTTGCTGTTCACCGAAGATGTTTCAAACGCAATGTTGCTTGGTGGCGGTGATGCTTCATCTCAGCAAGCTGCGTTGGTACAGTTAGGTCAGGCTTTGGGTTCCGGCACGTTGCGTGGTGATGAATTAAACTCCATTATGGAGCAAGCTCCTAGACTTGCAAAAGCTATTGCCGAAGGTATGGGCACTACAATCGGACAGTTAAGACAGATGGGCAGCGAAGGCAAATTAACTGCACAAGATGTTTTTAATGCTATTCGTGGGCAATCTGACCGTTTAAAAATGGAGTTAGGTAAAATGCCTTGGACTGTTGGACAGGCAACCAACAAAATGCAAAATGCGATTGGAAAATTTTTCAAAGAATTTGAGGACAAGACGGGCATTATTGATGGCATAGCGAAACGCATGGCAAAATTTGCAGACTACATCGAGAATATTAATCTTGATAACTTTATTTCCGGTCTGCAAATTGCAGCGATTTATGCAGGCATTCTTTTTGGCATGGCAAAATGGAGCAGTTTTGTGATGATGATCGGAACTGCCGTGAAGTGGATTGTCGCTATGCGAGATGCTTTAATCTTGGCAACCGGGGCGCAAATAGCATTTAACAGTCAGACACGAAGGGGAGCGGCTATGCAAATGCTGTTAATGGGTAAATTCCTTTTGATTGCAGCTGCGATTGCTCTTGTTGTTTTGCTTATACAGGATTTTTACAAGTGGGTAACTGACCCGAAGGCAGATACAATGATGAAACGCTGGTTTGGAGATTTTGAGCCTATAAAAAATAAATTCATTAACTTTAAAGATAGCGTTATTCAATGGTTTAGTGATATTGGAACAGCTATCGCTTTTGTGCCAAAGCTTATTTATGAGTTATTTAAATTAGCGTTTGAAGGCATTTGGAATTTAACTTCTTGGCTGTGGGAAGGAATAGGCAATGCTTTTGTTTCCGGTCTTGCTGCGATAGGCTATGTTATCGCCGGAGTGATTATGCTGTTTGTTAACGCTTTCAGGTTTATACAAGACAGCTTAACAGTATTGGCTACGTTTTTTGCCGATACAATAAATTCGGGATGGCAGCTAATAACTGGCTTTTTTGACAACATGATTAAGTGGGTAAAAGACGCTATTAAGTGGGTTGACCAATTAATCAGCAAGTTAAACATCATGCAAGGCGTAAAAGATTTTGTGAACAACAATATCATTAATCCTATTTCAGATTTTGGCAGCACTGCCGTAAACCGCTTGTTAGGTAATCCGACTACTACGAACACTTCTTCTAACATTTCCAATAGCGGCAATACGACGAATTACATTCAAGTTACAACTGCCAGCACTTCCCCGGAAGCTACAGCAACTGCGGTAGGCAATGTTGTTAGTCGCAATAACGGCTGGCCAGTTGCTAACTACTTTCCTTTAAGCGAGGCGGAGTAATATGCTTGCAGATATTTTAGGTTACAACATTAAAAATCCTACGCAAGTTGGTTCTTTAAAGGTTGATATAGTAAAATCTTTTGAATACACCTACGATCAAGATGTAACAGGGCACCCGGTAGAAACAGGTTTTGAAATTGCTGACCATATTATTAACAAGCCTTTAAAGCTGACAATGACTGTCGGCATTTCGTCTGCTCCGGTAACGTGGTTCTATAAGAATGGGTGGGGAGAAAAGAAATTTGCTAACGGTTTGCAGCTTTTAGAGGAAATCAGAGATAAGAAAGAGCCTGTAACAATCATTCGTCCTGAAAAGAAGTATGACAACATGGTTATGACATCTTGCCGGGTGAGCAAGCCGGATTCGTCAAAAAGCATTATTTATGTTGACTTATCTTTTCAGCAGATTGTTAAGGTAACAACGCAGACAACAACGATACCGGAGAATGTTGTTACTGCATCGCAAGAGGAAAATGCAGGAGAAACTGCAGCAAACGCAGGCGCAGCAAAAACATCTTCTGTTGACGTTGGCGGAGGTTCTGTTAACATTCCTGACAGTAATGTTTCTGGTGGTATTAGTGATTCTCTAGGAAGTGAAACCTCAACAAATAAAAGCTGGCTTGCTGGCGGAGTAGATAATATTAAAAGCGGATTAGGCTTGCTGTTTTAGGAGGTAACATGATTACGATTAATTTTGCTGATGGCAATGATGTTGTTTTTAGCGTTCCTTTTGACGGCAAGAAATATAAAGTAAGAATGTGCTGGAACCATGAAGGGCAATTTTGGGCATTGCACCTTTGGGACGCTAATAACAATGTAATTCTTGCTAACGCTTGCGTTGTGCCGAAATTCCCCTTGTTGATGAATCATCATAAAAGTAATGCTCCGAGGGGAGAATTACTTGTCTTAACAGACAAAGAAAGTGTCGGCAGAGATGATTTTCAAAGCGGAGCAGCGACACTCGTGTATTGCACGGAAGATGAATTTTATGGAGGTTAACTATGGCACAGTTTGACCGCATCTATAAAATTACTCTAGGCGTACAAGGTTCTGACGGCGTGGTTATTGAAGCAAAGGCGAAAGAACAAGGATTAGAGATTGAATTTGACATTGCTAAGAGCCTTGCCAAACAAAGTAATTCCTGCTCGCTAAAAATTTACAACTTGTCGAAAGCGACTGCTGATAAATTGGAAAGAGCAGATACAATCTGTATCCTTGAAGTAGGATACAGCGAGGACGCTGGATTGAAAAGAATTTTTATCGGCTGGGTAACTGACTGTTATTCCTACATGAGCGGTTCTGACAAGGTTACGGAGATGAAGCTTTATGATGGACACGTTGCTATTCGTGATAGCATCGTGTCCTTGTCTTACGCTAAAGATGTTAGCAGGAAGAAAGCTATTGACGATGTTGCAGCAGATATGGGAATTGTAGTAACGTATGCTGATGATTGTGAGTTTACGACTTTTGCGAATGGGTTTTCTTTTGTTGGTGCAGGACGCGAATGTCTGGATAAAGTGTGTGCTGGCACTGATTTGGAATGGAGTATCCAAAACAACACCTTGCAGATTATTAAGCAAGGCGGTAATACCAACGTGCAAGCTATCAAGCTTACTCCTGAAAGCGGATTAATTGGTTTTGTTGAAAAACTTCTTAAAGGTCCAACAAAGGCATCGAAACAAAAAACAAGTAAAAAGACTACCCAACCAAAAAGGGATAAAAAAGCAGGTTGGAATGTTAAATGCCTTTTGCAGCCTGTATTGAACCCAGGTGATTTGGTTTATATTGATTCGCAGGAAATAAAAGGCTGGTTCAAAATAGAAAGCTTAAAGCATAACGGCTCGTATAGCGGACAGAATTGGTATACGGAGCTTGAAGTGTATGAGATTGTACCGAAGGAGTGATTATATATGAGCCTTGATGCAACAGCAGATACGCTGGAAGGATTGGAAAATCTTATGCAGCAAAAAATAGGCAGCATTCACACCTGCTTGCCTGGTATAGTCTTGTCATTTGATGCTTCTACTTGCCTTGCCAGCGTGAAGTCAACGCTAAAGAAATACACAGCAGATGATAGGGTGCTTGAATATCCTGTTATTGACGGCGTTCCTGTTTTTATGCCCCATGCTGGAGCGGCACAGATTACCTATCCGGTAAAGCCTGGCGATAGTTGCTTAATAGTTTTTTCTGAACGCAGTATCGATGAATGGCTTGGTGTTGGAAGTGATGATAACCATGATCCTCGACAATATGATTTGACTGACGGCTTCTGTTTTGTCGGCATGATGCCGTCACAGTCAATATCTGCTAATAACGTTGAAGTTATTAATGGTGGCACAAAAATTAGCCTTACACCTGGCAATACGATTAATGTTGTCGGAAATATTAACGTGCAAGGGACAATTACTTGCACAGGAGATGTACAAGGTGGCGGTATTAGTCTTATCGGCCACACTCATTCCTATCATCATGGAACTACGAGTTCGTCACAGTAAAGGAGGGACGCTATGAAGAAAGAAGATGTTTTGAGAGCCTATGAGGAACAAAAAGCGGCTTGCATTGCAGCGTTCCCTACACTAACAAGCTCATGGACGTATTTTGTCCAGCTTGAAAAAGCTATTGATAGTTATTTTAGCAATGCTGATAGTGTGTCTGATTCTGTTCGTGCTGTTATTCGTGGTGCTTATGTATCGCAGACAAAAGCGGCGTTAAAGTGCAAAGATGATGAAAAGTACGGCATTAAATACAATGGTGAGGTAGGCAGTATTGATTTAACACCATATTGGTATACATGGGAATGGCTGAAAGAAAATCTTGCCGATAAAATCAGATATACTACATCTGAGGCATCGGGGCAGGCAGAAGGCAGTGCTGGCGAAAAGATTATTGATGCTGAACAGCCGGAGCTTGATGCTATTGTTAAAGATATTTCGACATCTAGGGTTACTGAAGCTGCGCATATTAATGATTATGCGGAATCGTTTTGGCAAGGTAACAGCAAGATGGACTTCATTTGCCTTGTAGAGGATAGAGGTAATGTTGTAAAAACACCCGATAAGAAAGCGATTGTTAAAAAACTTTATATTGATTGTGGTTTGCTTACACAAATTCAAGAAAACGGCTTGGATATATATGTTCCTAGTTATTTAGGAGGTGTCGGCAATGCTTGACCTTGCTTTAAACGCAAAGACACATGACCTTGCACTTAATGGAGATGTAATGTTTATTGATGATGTTGAGCGTGTAGCACAGCAGATAAAAATACAGTTGCTTACTTTCCTTGGTGAATGGTTTTTAGACGTTACGCATGGCGTACCTTATCTCGATTATGTGCTTATCAAAAATCCTAATTTTACGCTAATTAGAGAGCTTTTCCGTGAGCAAATTTTAAAAGTTGACGGCGTAAGCAATTTAGTCAGCATTGATATTGATTTTGAATCTGCTACACGAAAAATGTTATTAAGCTATGAAGCGGAAAGTGAATACGGCATGATTGTAAGGAAGGAGGTTTTAGGCTATGGAGTACGGAGTAACAGTTAACGGTTTTGTTAGAAAGCGTTTGCCGGAGATTCGAGAAGATATTTTTAAAAGCTTGGAGCAAAATTTAGGCTCGACAGTTAGCCGTCAGCCTAACAGCATGATAGGCGTTCTTGTTGGTGTGTATGCTGCTGAGCTTGACCGAATGTGGCAGCTTTTAGAGCGTGATTATTATGACCGTTCGCCGATTAGTGCCAGCGAAGGCAGTTTAGATAATACGCTTGCTTACACCAATGTGCAGCGCAAGAAAGCTCAGGCAAGCTATCTCTATGCTGTTTGTTATGGACGCAGCGGAATGGTTCTTCCTGCTAACTGCCAAATTAAAGATGCTTCCGACTACAAATGGAATATTATTGAAGAAAGCACGATCACTCTTAATGACTGCGTGCATGTAACCCTGGAAGTTGAAACGCCAGCTAAAGGAAAAGTTTACAGTGTGCAGTTTGATAATGATGCAGTTATAAAATATACAGCGCAAGAAAATGATACTGCGTTAAATGTCGCTGTTGCCTTGGCTTCTCAGAGCCTTGAAAAGTGGCAAGGCAGTATTGTTGAAGGCAAGCTGGTTTTTGAACGCTCTGACAGGCGATATGGAGCTGTGGTTGTGCCTAATGAATCATTTGTAGTAACGCAGGTTGGAAGTCCTATTCGTTTTGACTGTGAAGAATACGGAGAAATCGAACCTTTGCTAAATAGCGTGAATTATATCAACACAAATTATGACGGCTGGTTTTCTGTTAACAACGAATCTGAAACATATGTAGGTCGTGACTACGAAACAGCATCCGAAGTTCGTCAGCGTTATGCGTCTGCAGTGTTCAGAAACAGCATAGGAATGAAAGAAAGTATTAAGGCTGCCTTGCTTGAATTGCAGGATGTTACCAGCGTAACTATTTATGAAAACCGCACTGATGAAACAGTTGATGGCTTAAAACCTCATTCTTTCCAGGCTATTGTTTTCGGTGGTGATGAAGAAGCTATTGCTCGCACTATCTTAAATGTTGCACCTTTAGGCATTGATACAAACGGCGATATTTGCGTTCGCATTGAGGACAGCGAGGGTGCAGAGCAAGATGTATGCTTTAGCCGTCCGCATGAGGTACAGATTTATGTCAAAGTTATTATTAAAGAATATAATGAAGAAATTTTACCTGGTGATGCAATCGACAAAATTAAAAATATCGTTGTCGAACAGATTGGCAAACTGTCGATGGGTAATGATGTTATTTATCAGCGTTTTCTTGGTCCTATTTACAGCGGCGTTGACGGCATTAGCTATATTGAGTGCAGCGTGTCTAAAGACGGTCAAACGTATAAGCAGGAAAACATTTCGATTGAACGTAATGAGCTGGCAGTAACAAAGCTTGCTAATGTTACTGTAGCTTTGGAGTTGTAACCATGACTACAAGCGAAAGAATGTATAACCATTTGTTAAGTCAGTTTCGCAACAAGCCTAATATTAAAGCTTTTCTTAATGCCGTTGGAAACGAACTCGACAGCATAGATAAAGTAAGGGAGCAGATAAGGACACAGGTATGGCCAGATACTGCGGTTGGTAAGCAGCTTGATATGTGCGGTGAAGTCGCTGATATTTCTCGCCGCGTTGAAAATGCTATTGCAATGGATTTTTTTGGTTTTCCTGATCATGGCAACATGGGATTCGGACAAGCTCCGTTTAGACGTATGTATGATAATTATCTTACATCCAGCGACTTAAACGACCAGCATTATCGCCTTGCTGTTATCTCTAAAATTGAAAAAAACACCACGGACTGCTCGCGTGTTAGCACAATACATAGCATAAAGAATGTTTTTAATGTCGAACGTGTTTCCGCCGTTAATGCAGGAAATGCCAAAATGCGCATAGGAATAGGGCGTGTAGTAACCAGCAAGGAAAGCCGTTTGATTGATGCACTGAATCTTATTATCCGTGGCGCAGGCATCGGCGTTATTTATGTCTATTCTTTTGATGCTGCGAATACATTTGGTTTTAGCAGAAGCGGAGAAAATCCCTATAGGTTTAAAGGCTTTAATCAAGGAACATTCGCAAGGATTATAAAGGTGAAAGGGGGACTTGTTGAATAATGGTAATGAAACAGCCTACTTTTGATTTGATTTTTGGTAGTAGCGCAAGCATTGGTGAGATGATTGATTCTTGGCCTGAGCTTGATTACCTGCGTGGTTGGGGCTATCTTGACAAAGGAGAAGCGCCGCCGCTTGAATACTTTAACAAATTACAGAATGTGAGTGATTTAAAAAGTCAGTACCTTTTTAACAGCTTAAACATTCGTAAAAACAATACATCTTATGTTAATGGCGATATCGTATTGTCACCCAACTTGCCTAAAAGTCTTGTGTTAGCATGTACTGTTGGCGGCGATACAGCTGTGAGTGAGCCAGATTTTCGAGAAGCTGTGCTCGGAGCAACTTATAATGATGGCTCAGTGACATGGGAAGTTATTCCAAGAGCTTACAAGCTAAAGACGGCAACCGAAGCTGAAATTCAGAATTTAATTACAAAGGAGCTGACATAATGGCTAACTTGAAAAAATTAATTGATCTTGACGGATTAAGCTATTTTTTAGGACAGATTAAAGCTAAATTTGTTCGTTCCGTAAATAATATAAAACCTGATTCTAGTGGCAATATTAATATCGCTAATATGACAGGTGCAACATATTACAGTTCTGGTAAAGCAGGACTTGCGCCAATTCCGGCGGCAGGAAAGCAGGATATGGCGTTATGCGGCGATGCTACATATAAAGTTCTTCCTATTGCTGGTGGCGGTACAGGACAAACTACTGTTGCTGGTGTTCGTTATGTTTTGGGTTTAGGTAATACAAACGGAGCGTTGCCTATTGCTAATGGTGGCACAGGAGCTACAACCGCCGAAGCTGCAAGAAGAAATCTAGGTATTGATAGTGTAGGTGTAACAATGATTACCTATACAGAATAAGAGGTAAATTATGGCTAATAAGGTAGATGTAATTACATCGTGGAGCAATGCTGGAACTTATACCTTTACTGTTCCGGAAGGCGTTACTGAAATTACCGTAGAGATTTCAGGGGCTGGTGCTGGCGGTTACGGAAGAAACTACAATGACAGTGGCAGTAGCGGTAGCGTTGGCGAATCAAGCGGCGGCGAAGGCAACTAAAGTGCTTATGAAAAATTTTAGTGAAAAAATACATGAGCTTAATGACCTGGGTGCTATTTATCTTTTCCTTGGTGCTGCTTGCAATATGTCATGCAGACATTGTGTTCAAACACCTATTAAAAGTTGCTTTAATCTTTCTCCGCATGGAAAAGAGTTATCGCAAGATGTTAAAGACTTTATAGTTATGTGGAGTAACCTGCCTTGGAAGTACGCTGAAAATAATCCTCGTCGCTTATATTTTTGGGGCGGAGAGCCTTTACTTTATTGGGAAACCATTAAGAAGCTTGTGCTTGAATTTAAGAAAAATGGAGTAAAGAATGTCAGCTATAGAATTTTCAGCAACGGATTACTTTTAAATGATGAAATAGTTGACTTCTGCAATGAGAATAATATTTGGTTTATTATGAGCTATGATGCACCAAATGCAAGAGCGGCGAGAAATGCAGTACCTAGTAAAGAAGCTTGCAAGAAATTTTTACGTATAAGGAAAAGAACAGTGAATACTGTTTTTAATGCTATTAATGATAATATGGTAGAAGCTTTTGATTGGCTACATTACACTTTTCCCGAAACTGAAATTACTTGTGGGGTTATGAATGTATTAAGTGAGAATACTCCATTGGATTTGTATGAGTTTAAACCGAATGCAGTAAGAAAAGCAGTCAAAAATTTATGGTTACTTGCTAATTCTGATAGTAAAATTGCACCTTATGCAAGACATTGGTTTTCCTCTAAAATTTTGCGTGTAAGGAATTTTGACAAAGAAGAATTTTATGAATATCCTTATCCCCCTTGCCGTCCTGCTGTTGTAAGTCTTAGTGTAAATTTTAATGGAGAAGTTATGCTGTGTCACAACACCGACAGAATTGTTGGACATATTACAGATAACTTTATAGAGTTGCAAGAAAAACATAGAAAAATTTTTGAGGAACTTCTGCCTGTTAAATGCAAAACTTGCGAGCATTTGGATATTTGCCGTTGCATTTGTCCCATTGCGGTGCAAAAAAATGGAGAATTATGTCATTGTAATTACTTGCGAGAGTTTTGGGGAGCAATAAAAGGGGTGATGTAGAAATGGCTATAGGTTATGGAGAACGTGTAACAAGAGTTATTAGTGTTATACCCGGAACGCAGTACACTGTTACTATTGGTGCTGGTGGAAAAGGTGGAGAAGGTGTAACAGCTTACAATTCTGATTATGTTTATGGTGCAACAGGAGAGGCTTCTTCTGCATTAGGTGTAACCGCTAGAGGTGGGAAGTATACTGCTTCCAGTAGTACTAATTATTCTAATGGTGGTTCTCCTGTTGGTACTTCAAATAATACGCAAGGAAGTACAGGTGGTAATGGTGTAGACGGATTTTGTATTTTATCTTATAAGGTTGATAAAGATACATATTCCAAAAAAATGAGTAGTATTCCAAAAACTGTTTTTGAGATGCAAAAAAAAGACGGCTCAAAGTATCTACTGTATAAAGATGTAGTTACGTTAAAGCGTACAAGGCTTGTCTATAAAAATGTAGGTACTTACAGTTTGAGAGTTCCTGCTGGCGTTACAAAAATATATGTTACTGGTTGTGGTGGTGGAGCAGGCGGTATTACTGTTGGTGCTTATAATTCCTGCCCCACGTTGGATATGCAAGCAGGAAACGGCGGAGATACGAAAGTTGGCAGTTATGTTATTTCCGGAGGACAAGGAGCAACTGCTACTTTAAGAAGCGGTGATGTAATGACTGTTAATCAGCCTGCTGCTTCTAAAAACGGCGTAAGAGGGCAATATGTTACCGCTAGAAACAGAGATTTTTCTGTACATGGATATGGTTTTTTACTTAACAAGAATGGTAATACTACTTTAGCAAATGTAATGGATAAAGTTGGGTATTACTATGCTAATGTATTAGGAACGAAAGATAGTGTAACCTATACATCTACAGGAACCTTTGAATCGTTTAACATATATGGTGCAGGCGGTGGCTCTTATCATTTCTATGACACTGATGGTGCTTCTAACCAAATTGGTGTTGCAGGAAATAGTGGTGCTTATGTTGCCAATGCAGAGGTTGAGGTAACTCCGAATAGCACTATCCAAATTGTTGTAGGTGCAGGTGGTAAAAACACCTTTTATAGTAATGACCGTGACCGTGCAAAAAGATTTAGAGTGAGTGACGGAACACAAGGTTTTGTTATTATTGAATATGGTGGAGCAACACCATATATTCCAACAACAAATAAATAAGGGGGTAAAAAAATTGGCAAGTACAACAGGTAAGTTAGATAAAATTCATGTATTCCCTAGTTATAATAGCTTTAATAAAAACATTTCTAGTGTTAACAGTAATGATTTTGCTTTTGTTAAAACAAATTTGTTAGATAAGCTTGCAGGAAACACTACACCTACACTTGTAGCATTAATTGATTGGGATACCATGAAAACAAGAAATGGTGGTACAGATGTAAGAAATATTAATAATACTTCTACAGGCATTAGAGCTTATGGCGGTGATGCTTCTTTCCCGACAACATCGGGCGGAAGTGACAGAACGAGAAGTACAATAATGCTTAAAGAATCTTACACACTGTATGATAAGATTTTGGTGGTTGGAAGTGGCGATACTGGTAGTGATATTAAATACGAATTGCACGATGTTTGGAATTTACAAAAAGCATTTTCTGAAGGATATAGTTTTTATCTTATTAATGACAATAGCTCTTATTGGTGCCTGTATTCAGGGGTGCAATCTGGAACAACTACTCACCTTCTTTCGACAGATACTATTTGGTACAATGCATCCCAAAACAGCTCTATCATTGAAATTTATGGAGTTAAGTATTAAAGAGGTGAAATAAATGTTTTATTTGTTTAAAAACAAAAAAGGTATTGCTATTAGTATTTCCGAAGATTCTTTAAAAAACTACATTGCAGGCATGGATAACGGCGTTGACGAGTATGTCATCAAGAATATTAGTTCTTCTGCTACTCCTACCGATTTTTCTCTTGATGAAAACGGTGATGTTGTTTTTCCGAAAGATGATGAAGCTGTTGTTTTAGCTTTTCAGAAAAAGCTTAAGCTAAAAGAGATTAATGATTGGACTGCAAGAAAAATTACTGACGGTTTTGTTAGTGAAGCAAGCGGAGAAAAAGTAACATATGACAGTGATTTAGAAACGCAGATCACAATGCAAGGCATTGCTCTTAATGTAAACACGGAACAATTTGCAAAAAAATATTCCATTGGGTGCCCGGTTCGTGGTTATAAAGACGGAGAAAAAGAAAAGACAATTCAATATCTTAGTGCTAGTCAAGTGTTACAGTGGTTAGCTGACTTAAGCATACATATAGGAGATTGTAAACAAGCAGGCTGGAAAAAACAGGCTGAAGTAGAATCTTGCAAAACTGTTTTTGAACTCAACAATATAGAATTGTAAGAGGTGATAGCGGTGTTTAAAGTTGATGACAACAATATCAGAATGATTAGAGGTGATAGCGGTGTTTTTAACATTAGCATCACCGATATTAACGGCAGGAATGTTGAACTGACTGACAGCGATGTATTAACATTTACGCTTCGTCGCACAGTACGTAACCCGACTATCGTTCTGCAAAAAGTTATCGTTAATGGTGAGCTTGATATTAAGCCAGCAGATACCGAAGGGTTAGCGTTTGGAGCTTATGTATATGACATTGAGCTTCGCCGTGCTGATGGCTACGTTGATACAGTTATTCCGCCGCATGAGTTCCTCTTAATGGAGGAGGTGACATACTAATGAGGTTACATGGTACGCTGACGGCTGCGAAAGGTGAGCTGCATGGCAATTTGTCACCGAACAAAGGGAACCTACAAGGGATGTTGTCAGCACGGAGTATCGGTGCTGATATTTATGACGGAGCTTATACGGTACACTCCGAAGCTCATGAAGTGCAGATATTGCCGACGGCAAACAAACAATTAACAAAAAATATTACTGTCGAAAAAATTCCATATTTTGAAACGTCTAATTTGTCTGATGGAATTACGGCATACATAGGAAGTGAGGTCGAAGTAAATTATGGCTGAAAAAAACATCTCTAAAGTAGTGTATGGAGGAAAAACATTAATCGACTTAACCGCTGATACTGTTACAGCAGATAAGATATTGAGCACATATACTGCTCACGATAAAAGTGGTGCGCCGATTGTAGGTACGTGTACTTTTAACGCCGACACATCCGACGCGACAGCGGCAGGTGCAGAAATCCTCGCCGGAAAGACAGCCTATGTCAATGGCGTAAAAATTACAGGCGAGATGAAGAACAATGGCGCTGTTAGCGGCGTGATTAGCAAAAAAGCTGATAGCTACACCGTGCCTATTGGTTACCATGACGGCGCAGGCAGGGTAGCGATCAGTACCACGGAGCAGGCTAAAATTATTGCAACCAACATCAGGGCAGGCGTATCCATCTTAGGTGTAACAGGTACGATGAACGGCACAGAGAGTGTCAAGGCACAAGCTAAGACCGCTACCCCTAAGACAACAGCGCAGACTATTTTGCCCGACAGCGCACAGGGATTTAATTATTTGTCACAAGTTACCATAGAGCCGATACCCTACAATGAGAGCGACAATGCTCAGGGCGGCAAGACCGTTACTATCGGCTAATAAGGAGTGAAAAAATGGCAGTAAATAAAGTTATATATGGCGGTAACACCTTAGTAGACCTTACTGGTGATACCGTCACCGCTGCCGATTTGGCAGACGGAGTCAAAGCAACAGGTTCAGACGGCAACCCTATTGTAGGCCTGATGCAAAAGGTTACCATTGATGCTGAGCTATCGACAACCAGTACCAATCCAGTGCAGAATAAGGTTATCAAGGCGGCATTGGATGGCAAAATTAATAAAACCGATAAAATATACGAGGCTAACCTTGAATGGGGCGGACGTAACCTTGCTGATGCTTACAGTCCTGTCGATGCTGGTATGATAGATGACTTAGGTGCTAATCGCTTTATGTTTGGTAAAGCAGCAGGTATTACAGTTGAATATAGTGAGGATGCTGGTACTACTTGGAATACATATTCTTTAACAGACTATGAAAAACTCACATTGTTTTCAACTGGAAGTAACTATATTTATGCTGGTGGTAAAAAAGACCGCCAACCTACTAAGAATGATATGCTGAGAGTTACCATAGATGTTGATACCTTTGGTGTATATACTGCGCTGAATAAGTTTGCTCTCTTTATCTCAACAGGTGGAGCTTTTGGTTGCTTCTGTACAATAGAGGCTTCCTTAGAAAATTCTCCGACAGAATTTAAAGTATTTGCAGATAAAGTGCTGATTTCTGGGTGGACTGGTTATAATATTATTAACACAGAAAATTTAGAAACGTATAGCAATGCACCGACAAGACAATATGGTCTTATTAGATTTACGTTTGGTTCTACTACTGCTCCTACTATTGAGGGGCGTTTAGGATTGGCTATTACTAAAATTATGGCTTTTGGTGGTTCTGGTTGGATTACTCCGAGCAATATGGCTAAAAATGGACACTTGTATACCTATAATCCTTATCAAGACGCTACATTCCCCGCTGTCGTTACCGCTCCTAATTTTATCGGTAAGGTCAACGGCTTTGATGTAAAGGCATCCGTACCTGCCAACGCTAAATTCACTGATACAGTCTACACGCACCCTGCTACACATCCTGCCAGCATGATTACAGGGTTGTCGACGGTGGCAACAAGTGGAAGTTACAACGACCTTACAGACAAGCCAAATATACCTGCGTCAGCTACAGTGGACAGTGAGCTATCATCGACCTCAACCAATCCCGTGCAAAACAAGGTTATCTATAATGCACTTTTAAATAAAGTTGGAACTGATATTTATTCTGGCTTTGCTTTAATGGGTGCAACCTCTACAATAGCGTGGAGGCAAGGCTCGCAGCCTGTGGGGTCAATTAATGCTACTAATTATACAGGTACCGCAGCCAAAGCTACACAAGATGGGGCAGGTAATGTAATTACCGAAACTTATGCTACTAAAGCAGATGTTAGTGGTGTTGTTAAGAGCGTTAATGGCACAAAACCCGACACTGATGGCAATGTTAGTATTACTGTTAGCGGAGGGGACGGAGTAAGTCTTTCAGCAGAAAATACATGGACGGGGAAACAGACCTTCCAAAAAATGAAATTTAACTTTGAAAGTTATAATGCACCTCGTATTAGCGGTGCTATTGATAATCCGTCTGAGTCGGTGGCAGTATATAATGTACAGGGTGACTTTACACTAGATATGTCAGAATTAGCAGGGCTGTTAAACAATGGTGACGCTACATTATTTACTGCCTATATTACTGCGAATGGTGCATACACTCTGAGCATCACTAATGCTGGCACTCTAAAATATGTAGGTAATGCGTCCGATTTAGCTATCACAGTTAACGGATTACTATTAAATATACTGCTAATCAAAAATAGCAGCGGTGATTTGTCAAGTGTTGTACAGGCAAGTGCATTGTCGTGAGGTGACGAAATGGGACTTAATAGATTGATGTTATCAAAGAAAACTGCTGCTGGTGGAGGGACTGCTGGAGATAATGTTTTTATTATGACCATGGGACAGCAAGGCTATCAATATGGCTATTCACGTTATAATGCTACGTTTGGTGAAGTCGAAGGTAATGTGAAACACGATGGCAAGGCTGTTACTCTTGTTATGATAAGCTATTATGGAGGTTGGCTTGATTTTGCTTTCAATGTCGAGGGTGTCACTGGGGGCAAATACAATGTCACTGTTAAAGTAACATCAATGGAAACAAACACCATGGTAAGCATCGAATTTCCGAGTATACAATATCAGAGCTACGTCCCTGGCTTTTATGAATATACACAGAATCTAACTTCTGACGCTGTGCGTATGTTTTCAAAGGCAAACGTCGGCAAGAAATTTAAAATCGAAATTGTGTTTAATTAAGGAGGCGGGCCGTGAAAACAACTTATACATACAAAGAGCAGACCTACTCTAATTTATATGAGCTTTCCGAAGCGTTAGGCAAAGACGGCGTGTTTATCCCATTGTCAATCGGTGACGAGGCTTTAACAGAATTAGGTGTAACCGTTACGCATGAGGAAGAACCTATTGAAAACGTAAAAGAGCGTAAAATCTTGACGCTAAAGCGTCAGCGTGATACAGCAGAGGTCGAGCCAATCGAATACAACGGACATAGCTTTGACTATGACGAGAAAGCGAGAGACCGCATAAATGCGGCTATTATTGCTTTGTCTTTGCAAGGAGAGGATGCGTCTATTGATTGGACTACGGCAGATAATCAAGATGTTAAAGTGACAGCTAATGACCTGCGCATGGTTATCGCTGCCGTGGCGGTGCGCTCAAACAAGCTGCATACTGCATATCGTATAGCAAAAGAAAAAGTTGAAGAAGCCACTACGGCAACAGATGTAGAAGCCGTGACAATGGAAGTATGACAATAGGGGTGTAATGAAATGATAGAACAGTCTTTAGATGCGGCGCTGAACTCTATTATTAACGTCACATCTGGTTGCGTAATAACGCTACTGATTACTATGTATCGGCAGAAGAAGAAACAAAATGATGCTCTAAAGGCTGGACTGCAAGCTCTTCTGCGTGACAGAATTATCCAGGCTTATAATCATTATGTCCAGGATAAAGGATGGATTCCGATATACGCAAAAGAAAGCATAGATGCCTGCTACAAGAGCTACGAGGCGCTGGGCGATAATGGCGTGATTGACAGTCTGATGGAGCAGTTAAATGAACTGCCTAACTATGATTTAAAAGTACATGATGAAAAATGCAAGGAGTGTAAGTGTCATGCGTAAAATAATTAATATGCTAAAGAAGAACGACAACGCCTATAGCGTTGGCAGAATCTGTGCTGTTATAGGCTTTGCCGTTTGGGTGCTGGTTACTTTATGGCTTGCTTTTTGGGCCAGAACTTGGGGCAACTACGAAAGCTGCACGCTGGGCATGGTAGCGCTGCTTCTGGTCCAACTTGGCAATAAAGCGATTGAAACGAGAGCTTTTAAAGTTTCAAGTGAAGAAGTTAACAAAACAACTAAAATGTGAAATCAAGAAGTGAAATTAAAGGAGTGATAATAATGATTATTACAGGTATGGCACATTTTGAATCCGTGTGTAAAAACAAATTAGTAGAGTGGTACAACCATAATAGCAAAGAGCATATTACGCTTGAGAATGTGTTTGTGGTTTGGGCGTGCAAGACGTTGCAGAATTACAAGGCGTTGTTATCAACGACCGTTAGCGGTGACGGTATTTATGCTGAATATACATACAACGGCGACAAGCAAGAAATGTATGAGGACGTATACAAAAAAGATTCTAACCGCTGCTTAAAAAGTGAGTGAGGTGATAGCTATGGACTGGAACAAAAGTCTTGCAAGAGAAATTGCAAAAGGTTTAATTAAAACCGGAATCGAAGGCGGCTATGACAGTGTGACAAAAAGCACTGCATATGATTATCCGTCAATCGGCGTGAGCCAATGGGAAGGCAATAGAGCCAACGAGCTTTTGAAAGCTATCCCCGGCGGCGCAGAGTATGTAGACCGCACTTATATTGATATTAAGGCAAGCGGCGAACTGCCGATGCTTAAAGAGCTTTTGAGAAGTGAAGCAGGGCAGCAGGCGCAATTAGATCAGTTGTCACGTGACTGCCTGCAATATGTCGAAGTGCTTCAACAGGTGCCGACATTGGATGATACACGCTGTTTGATTTATGCTGGTATGTGGTGCCCGACTAGCACTTATGTTGTAAAGCGCTTCTTGGAGAATCGCTTTGAGCGTGTCGACCTGCGTAGCCTGGAAGCACTCTATAACCTGTTTAAAAGCTATTATTGGATTGCAGCTGATGTTGGCGAGATGTACAGAGCAGGTTACGCCAACAGAGCGCAAACTACTTATGAGTATGTTGCTGGTATTGACCTTACTACTCCTTATGGTATTCCTGCATATGGCAAAGCAGGAAACGGAAGATGATTTAAAGCTCATGCTTTAGATATAGTCACCGACAAGAGGTTTAGTTATTCCCTCTCCTATACGTGTAGCATTTTCTGTATTTTTTTGCGTAATAGTCGGTGACACATTCTACAATGATTGGAGGTGATACAATGGAAGAACTGAAAGCATTTGTTATTGACAAGAAATTTGTTGTTGGTCTGGTTGCAGGTTTTGTACTGGGTGCGCTGCATCATTATTTTGCACTCTAAAATCATTCTGAATATCTATCTTACAAGTAGGCTATAATTTAACGGTTTTGGGCAAAAATCACACACAAATTGCATCGTCTACAAGCGTTTTAAAAATAGTGCCGCTTATGATTTATCGTGGCGGAATCTAAAATCGCTTGTAGGCGAAATTTGTGCGTCTGACAAGGTTTATTATATTTTACAAATATCAGTATTGCTAAGAGGTTATAATGGAGAATGAAAAAACAAGCAAAACTAAAATTGTCGTTGCTTTTGTCGCTGGTGTGTGTGTTGCTTGCGGTATTTATGCCGCTCAACGCTTCGGCTGGGTCACCCCGGTATTCGGACGATGTGACAGAATATATTCTGACGGAAAGTCAATATCAGAAGTTAAGCAACAACTTGACGGAGCTAAAGACAATCAACGAAAATTACAAAAAACTGCTGATGCAATCGAAGGGACAGTTGGGAACATCCGACAAGAAGTTAGCGGAGCTAGAGAAGAAGTCGGACGAGCTGAACAGTCTTTGTCTGACGCTGAAAATCAAAGTCAAAGAGCAGGAGAGCTTATTGATGAATGCCAATCAATCCTTAGCGGAGCTAGAAAAAGAGTACAAGCTAAAACAGCAGCGAATTAAAAAACAGCGCAATATAGCATACATAATAGCAGGATGCGCACTATATGCCGCAATAAAGAATTAAAGTGAAACGGAATGTTTGCTTAAATTGTTTAGTGACTGTCTGTTTGCTGATGTGATATAATGTGTTTAATGAACACGTTATATTGAGGTGATAAGATGATGGATAAAGAAACCGTTCAGCAGGAAGTTTTGCCTGCTGGCGTAGTGACAATGTTGTTTGCTGAAAACAAAAGGATTATTGATAAGCAGTTTTATATCATGGCTGGTATGTTGCTTGCCAACATTGGTCTGATTGCACTACTTGCTTATGTACTGAAAAGGTGATTTAATGAAAGAGCTGCTAAAAAGCGCGAGGATATGGATGACAGAAAGCTCGCGCCGCTCATTTTATGCAGTGCTTCACGAAGCGAAGATAACGCCACGACAAACGAAAATCTGTGAAATGAAATTTGTTGATGGTAAAATGAATTACCAAATCGCAATGGAGTTGAACATCTCCACTAAAACTGTTGACAGAGAAATAAGCACTGCGTATAAGGCTATTAATCGAGTGCTTTCTAAATGAAGTAATCCCCATTAAGAGAAGTGTAAAAGCTTTTCTTAATGGGGATTATTTTTTTTGCTCATTTTTGCTGTCTGAATCGTGTCTAAATTATGTCCGAATGCATAGGAGAATGTGTCTTTAGCTTTAGGGATTGTTTTTATTGCTACCACTTAAAATATAGGTGAGGTGATAAAGATGTACGGAAATTATTACAATCCTTATGGAGCTACACAGCAAATGCAACAGAGGTTAGCTAATCTGCAACAGCAACAACAACAAATGTATCAGCAACCAATGCCGACAATGATGCCACCTGCGCAGCCAAATGCTTATCAGCCTGTACAGCAAATCAAAGGCAGACCTGTTACAAGCATTGAAGAAGCACGAGCAGCGCAAGTTGACCTTGACGGAACGAGTACATATTTTCCTGCTCCTGCCGAAGGAAAAATTTATGAAAAGCTTATAGGCATGGACGGCTTGCCGATTTTTAGAGTTTATCAGCTTCAGCAGGACGGTGGTATGCAAGCTCCTGCCTACGCTGACAATAACACAGTGCTGGCATTGCAAAGACGCATTGAAAAGCTCGAAGAACAGATTGGGGGAATGACGAATGATGAATATATTCCAGATGATGCAGATGGTGCAGCAGGCAGGAAATCCAATGGGACTAATGCAACAGTTCGCAGGACAAAATCCACTAATGAGTAGGGCGATGCAGATGGGGCAAGGTAAATCGCCAGAGCAGATGCAAACTCTTGTGAGGAATCTTGCCAAACAAAAAGGCATGAATGATGAACAGCTTAATCAGTTTTTAAATCAATTTGGCTTAAAGCTTCAATAGGCGCGCAATGAAGCTTTGCATATATTTCTCGGAGGTGAAAAAAACTATGGAAGGTACAAACATTGTTCCAGTAATGGATATGAATCGAAACAACAACTATGGTGACTGCTGGGGCGGCGGTATGTGGTTTATATGGATTATTGTCCTGTTTGCTCTTATGGGTGGCTGGGGCGGTAATTGGAATAACCGTGGTAACATGGGTGCTGAAATCTTTGCGAATGGCAGTATGACACGTGATCAGATTGCAGACCAATTTTCCATGCAGGATATTAAAGACGGTATTCGTGGCGTTCAGAATGGCTTGTGTGATGGTTTTTACGCTCAGAACAGCACTATGCTGAATGGGTTTAACGGTGTTCAGCGAGACATTATGCAGACTGGTTATCAGCTCGGCAGCGAGATTGCACAAAATCGTTTCGCCGCTCAGCAATGCTGCTGCGAGCAAAAACAAGCTATTGCTTCTCTTGGTTACGAAACTAACCGAAATATTGACGCAGTACGTTACGAAAATGCACAAAATACTTGTGCTATCGTAAACGCCGTCAAAGAGGACGGAGAAAAGACCAGGGCAATTATGGTAGCTAATCAGATTCAAGATTTGAGAGATAAACTTGCAGATAGAGATAGGGATTTGCAGACCGCTAATTTCCAATTATCTCAACAGGCTCAGAGTGCAAACCTTATCGGTACGCTGAGACCTTATCCTCAACCTGCTTATATTACGTCTAGTCCGTATCAAAGTGTCGCTGCCAATGTAGCTGGTGCTTGTGGCTGCGCTTATAATGTAGGCTAAAAATAAGTTATGTGCATTAACTGCACTGTATTAGGGACGGTGCGCGCCGTCCCTATTGCTTTAAAAAACGATAAAATTTAAAGGTATCAAGAAAATACCTTGATTGCGTAAAGAGGTGAAAATAAATGATTTGCTACGAAAAATCTTCTTTGAACGCTGCTGCTGTGGCAGCTCAATCTGTTGCAGCTAATGCTTTTGTTAGCTTTCCTATTAATAATCTTCTGACTGGCGTTGCTATTAAACATCCTGCTGGCAGCTCTAGTGTTAGCCTTATCCGTGGTTTATACCTTGTTAGTGTAAATGCTGATGTTGTTCCTGCTGCTGCTGGCAATGTTGGCTTACAGCTTCTGAGTACCACGGAAAGCACATCTTCTGTTATTAATGGTGCGGAAAGCATTGTTACTGGCGTTGCTGACACAGCTGTGAATATTTCCTTTACTACGCTGATTCGTGTTCGTCCTTCTTGCTGTGCAGTAAACAACATAACAAGTTTACAGGTACAGGCAACGGCAGCGGCAACAATTAACAGGGCAGCTATTAGCGTGGTTAAACTTGCGTAAGGAGGTGTAGTTATGCACTCCTATAAAGAGTATTGGAACAAGATTATAGGTGATGATACAAAAGAGAGAGCAATGGAAGAAATTGTTTGCAGTGCATTAGAAAAGCTTAAGATGCATTGCCCAGACCTTTTTTATCGCACGTTGTATGACCTGCACTGCGTAGCCTATGGTCCTCACTTTGACGAAGCACTTGCAAAGCTTGCTGTTAGTAAAATGCAGAACACAGATGGCACTAATGGTGAGCATTGGACGTATGAACAGACTAACCAACTAGCAGAGCAACACAATATCAAACATAAAGCAGATTGGTATTATGTGCTGAACATGGTGTATAGTGATTATGGCGCAGCTTTCAGCGGCGATACCGGAACACTCGTTAAGATTGCTAAAGCTTATATGTGTGATCCTGATGCTCCTAGCGGAAAAGTGCTTGACTTATGGGTAGCTCAAATGAGAGCAAAGGAAAGACAATAATTATATTATTTGCACCTGCTGTAAGCATATGCTATAATATATGTGTGGTTTGGTTTGAATTTGTTTCCATTTCGGTATCTCAATTATCTTCTTACTATTACATACGGCTAAAAAAAGCAGGTTTAGTCAGCCTGCTTTTTTGCTTGTGAGTTCCAAATGAGTTCCAAAATAAAAGCAACTAAAAAAATGAAAAAAATAAGCGCAAAGATATTCACAGCGCAACAGAAAACCGCTTGTAAAAAAGTAGTTGATTTAGTAGAATCAATATAGAGCATTGTAGATAAAAACCGCTAAACCCTAGTGTTCATGGGATTTAGCGGTTCTTTTTTTAAGTAAATGAGTTCAAAATGAGTTCCAAAAATTAAATTTCGCTATTTTTAGTTGGGTTATCCACTGTTAAACTCTCTAATTTGTCTACAGCTTTTCTGTTAGCTTCTGGCATCATGTGAGCGTAAAATTCAAAGGTTGTGTTTTTATCTGCGTGACCAATCTGTTTAGCGACTGCTAGAATATCTCCGGTAGCTGCGTAAAGCATTGAAGCATAGCTGTGCCGGAGAATGTGAGGACTAATTCTTGGCAAGCCTAACTTAGTACAGTGATATTGCATATATGTTCTGATAGCCGACGGTTTTATGCCATCAAAGATATAATCTTCTGGTTTAGCCTTATAAAGCGTGCCTATGTAGTCTATGATTTGATTATAGAGGTATTTCGGTATTTCAACATCACGCACGGAGCTTCTTGTTTTTGGTGTGCTAATGACAAATTCATCTTTATTGTGTATCCTCATTAGTGATTTATTAACATGAATTTTATAGGGCAATATATCCTCGATTTTTAGAGCCATAACTTCACCTATGCGCAAGCCTGCCCAAAAGATGATATTGAACAGTACTCTATGTGAAGCTATCTTAATATCGTCATAGAAAATCTTATACTGTTCTACTGTCCATAGTTTCGCACGTGTATCATTTGAATATGGCTTTACCCTGTCAGTAAGAGTAACAGGGTTATTTTTTGTCCCGCAATTTCTTTTAGAGAATTCAAAGACCTGGCTTAATTCTGAACGTATCTGATTTAGCAGTCTGCTTGAGAGCCGTTCTTTTTTTGATTTCTCATTTTGAATGGCAAGCCAGCGCATAACTTGAAGCGGAGTAACCTTGTCGACGTTCATATTCTCAAAGAAAGGGAGGACATAATATTTTAATGCCTGGTTTTTCTTGTCGACAGTCGACTGCTTTAATTCTCCTAGCTTCAATTTGCTGTCAAGCTCTTGCTGGTATGCTGCAATAACTTCACTGAATTTCGGATCATGTGTATGAGTTTTGTTTCTCATGTCGCTTTCGTATTTTTCAGCGTCACGCTTTTTGTCAAAACCTCTTTTTGTTGTATGCTTTCTTAAACCTTGCCAATCTTTATACCAAAAAGAGCAGTCCCATTTTCCTGTTTTTGGATTTTTTGTTACTGTCATGTTCCGCAGCTCCCTTCATGTAATTTTTGCTAAAAAACGCGAAAAAATCTCTTTCATATTTAGCTTATAAGCGGCTTTTTTAGGCTTCTACTTATATTTATATTAGTAGAAATTAAATGCTCAGATAAGCTAAATATGAAGCTCTGATAAGATTTTTAATCTATAAAAATAATGATATAAACTGTATAAAAACACTGGCTTGAAAAGCAACCTGGAATTTAATGTTCAAACTGTTTTTCAAGCCTTTTTTATTTTAAAAAGCACAAAAGCAGGCTTTAAGCCTGCTAGTGATTTTTTAACAGGCTAGGGAAGTAGTCTGTTACTGAATTCGCCTTATTGTTTTTGGTTACAAGCATCTTTGATTCCCAATGATTACGCTTGTAAGCTGTTTGCCGTCTGGCGTGTATTTGAGTTGGAAGCTTTGACGAACAGTATTGCCGAAACCGTTTTTGGATTCTACCCACGATTGGACAATAATTTCTTTTGGATTTTTTGCTGCTTTCCAATCACTGTACCAACCAAATTCAGCACTGTCCGGGTATTTTAAAAATCGTTTTACATCTTCTCGCGCAAACGTGAGCAAATCCGATTCATGTTCAATGACAAAATCATATTTGCCTAAAACTGCTTTTCCGTCTACAAACATATCATAATTATCATGACGAATAGCAGTTATCTTGTTGTCTGTGAGATAGATGATAACATTTACAATGCCGTCATCTGCGCAACGATAACCTTTTGTTTTCTGATTGTCTTTATAGCCATCAAGCATTTCATCATGTTGAATTTTGAAGTTATCGGAAAATCTCATATCTGTTATGAGGATTTTTTCTAAAGAATTTGCTGCTTCAACTGGCAGACCGGTAACATCGCTAATATTTTTAGAAAATCTATCTTGCTCGATTTTCTTTCCCTGGGACTGTTTAGTTGTATTTGAAGCAACGTTTAATGATGAACTATTGGAAGAGAAAGTTTGATAGCAAAAGAATAACGTGATTACGCTAAACAAAATCAATAGCTTCTTCTGCTTAGATTTTTCTTTTGCATCTGTAGCTCGAGAAAAATTCTTGTAGAAATTATAGGTAAACCATGCGAATATCAGTGTTAAATAATGTCCGCCAGTCATTCCAGCAGCACCAGCTACTGCTAAAACTCCGCATACGATTAATAGTCTTTGCCAGTTTTTCATTTTAGTGTCCATATTTCCTTTTGCAGCTGTTTAAATATTGTTTTTACACCAACTTTATCATTGAAAGAAAGCGCATTTTTATAAGCGTTGAGAGCTATTAGTTTATTTCCGCAGCGATATTGAATGTCGCCTATGCAACGATAAACGTTAGCCTTTTCTTTATCCATTAATACGTCTTGTAATGACCGTTGAAGTAAAGAAAGTACGTTGGAATAATCATTGATATTTGTAGAGTCTAAATTTTTAAGATGCTTTTTAGCTGCCATAAAAGCTTTTTTCCCTACGAGTGTAGATTCCGCAAAAACAGTGTACTTGTCCTCGTCCAAAAAAAATTCCGCTAATACTGTATTTGTAACCTATATTATTTGATGAGTTAATGGTAAAAATATTCTTGTCTGTGTCAAAACTTACTATATTATCCGCATCCGCTATCGAAGGAAATGCAGCAGCTGTTGTAGTATCGTTCCTTAAATCAATGATAACAAGATTATTTGCAAGATAGCTTGGTCCATTACAAAGACTTACAGCTGCAAACAATCCGTTTTCCGAAAGAATAGATAGCATAATATTTAATGGAAATTCATTTTGATAAATCAATTCACCGTCCAAAAATTTTATTGTTATTCTTCCACATAAAGCATCCCTGTTTAGCCATTCCTCTAACAAGAAATATCCGTTGTCTGCGATGAAAGCTGTGTACAGATTTACACAACGGTGCCCACACGTTAGCAATCGCTCAGACTTGGCATCATATACATAATAATCATTTTGTCCCCACATTATTCTATAATGACCATTTGGCGAAAGTCTTGAATATAATAATATGGCTGCATAATGTTTGCCCCACTTTACAACGCAATTGTCAGTTAACAATTCCTGCTTTGTTTTGATTGGATATTCTAGCACTTCATACCGACTTCCTTTCTTTTTATACACACGAAAAAGAGGACGGACATATGCGCCCTCTTATCGCTGTAGTTCTTCTACAAATGGCTCCCTAAAGAGAATCCCCCTAACATCAAGTTGAATCATTAAGTCCGCATTTTACAGTTTCAGCTTGCTTTTTTTGCAACCAGTTGGTTGGCAATTTCTATGCAGAGTAGCAGGAAATACACATGCTCTGTTGGTAATTGTCGAATCAGCTGTGCATACTCGTTAGTGGTATGACATCGACTTCGTTTTAACCTCCTTCCTTTAGATTGCAAGGTATTATGCCATGCTGGCGAAGGGGAAGTCAGGCCTTGCCTTTGCCTTGCAACAGCCCTTTTATAATTTGCTCGATAGCCATCTTTTGGGTGTCATCGAGCTTCTGAATCTGTTTCGCAATCTCAATAGCCTGTTCGTCGAGAAGCTGGGCATTGAGCTGCTGCTTTACTGCTTCAGTGTCTATGCCGAGGGATTTTGCTTGTTGTTCTGTTACACCGAGAGCGTAGTCTTTATCTTCATAAAAGTAACCAGCAGGAATGCCAAAGTAATTAGCAATAGCTTGTATGGTCGCTACTTTTGGCTCAGAACGACCACTTTTCCATAAAGAAAATGTTGAGTTGCTGATACCAGTTGCTTTAGCAACTTGGTATGCTGTTGTATTGTGTTCTTTTAGAAGAGCTTCAAATTTTTCGTACATTCGATACCTCGAAAAAATATTTTACAAAAGCAAAGCAAAACTACTTTACAACTCTAACACATTATGTTATAATATTACTAAGATGTAAAACAAAAAATACTTTAAAGCCGTAAAATAATTTTAAGTATTTTACATTTGTCAATTAAAGTATATCACGTTCAAAATTGAACGTCAAGAAAGGAGTGCTGAAATGTATAGAAAAATTGCTGAATTAATGCAGAAAAACAATGTTACTGCTTATCAAGTTGCGAAGGCAACCGGACTTAGCAATTCAGCTTTTTCAACTTGGAAAAATGGCAGAAACAAACCTAATATTGAAGCATTACAAAAACTTGCCGAATACTTCGGCGTAAGCGTTGATTACTTTTTAGAAGCGTAAAGGAGTGATGAAGAGATGTATAAATGTAAAGACTGGGTAGTTGTTTTTCAAAACTTGGAAACTGGCAAGGTAAAACTTGATACGTTTACTGAGAAAAATGAAACTGAAGCATGTAAATGCTTCTGGGCTTGCTATCGTCATGGAAATTACAAAATTTTAACGGTAGTAGAAAAACCGGAAATTGCTACAAAGGAGTGAAAAAGATGAAAAAGGTATTGCAAATCTGTGTATGCATTATCTTTGCATGGTGTTGCTTAAGCTTGATTGGCGGATTTTCGGACAGCCAGGTGCAAAGGCATACAGTCACTCATGTTGTACAAGAAGGCGAAACCATGTATGGAATCGCTGACAAGTATTTCCTGCTTAACAAAACAAGAATTTGTTTTGATGAATTTTGGTATAACGTGAGCAAAGACAACAAGCACCTGACCGCCAACCGCCGTTATCTCCAGCCTGGAGATATAGTCACTGTTAATTACTACACAGTGAAGAATCAATGATGGCAGATTTATAACGATTGGTTAACTGCCATACTTGCATTATACCATAAAGGAGTTTTTTAAGATGTCTGAAACTCAAACTAATATCTACAAAACAGCTAGAGAATATGCAGGTTTGAACCGCATTAAGGCGGCAGAAAAACTAGGGATTTCTTCTAGCTGCTTGAAAGACTATGAGATTGACTGGCGGCAATGCCCTGATGTTATTGCACTAGCAATGTCAAAACTCTATCGTACACCGTGGTTACGTGTACAGCACTTGCAAAAGAACATTGTGTTCTGCGACGTTTTTGGACTTATTCCTCCTGCTGATGATTTAGCAGTGAATATGTTGAGGGCGCAAAAAGAAGTCGGTGAAGTGGTTGAATTGTTTCCGCAAATGGTAGCGAAAACGGTACAAAAAAAGCACCTCGGTGACAATCTTTTAAAAGAGTGCCGGGAAGGTGCACAGGCTTTGCTTGTATTGATTGGAATTGAAGATGAACAAAAAGAAAAGACCCCCCACGCTAATAGAGAGCCTTTAACCTATAAATAAAGTCGAAAGGAAATCGGTTTAAAAAATAGGTCATATATAGTATAGCATACGGAAAAGAGGTTGTCAAACATGGAAAGCAGATTCTACACAGCTAAAGATATTGCCAACCTTTTAGGCGTAGGCGTTGGAAAAGGCTACTCGCTTATAAGGGAATGGAACAAAGAGCTTCAGCAAAAAGGCTATACAACTGCACAAGGCAGAGTAGTTAAAGCCTATGCTGATTTAAAGCTTGGTTTTGGAATTCAAAAGGAGGATGTATATGGTAACTAATGAACAGGTCAACGCCGTGTTAGCTCGCAGCGGACTTAGCATGGAAGGATTCGAAGCTTTTAGAAAAAGAAAGCATGGTGAGCATAAGCAGACGAAAGAGAGCTGGTTGAAAGACTTTAAGACTTGCTCACACTGTACCAGGGATGGCAAATGTAAGTATCAGCATTACGGATACCACCAGGAAAAACAGGCTGTGCGTGAAGGTGATGTATTAAGCTATAACGTTAACAGCTTGTCGGTAAATATGCAAACATATCCTAAAGTTGGCAGTTATCGTGAATGCTGTCACTGGGATGCTGAAACAACTCTTAAGCTTCACAGCAAACTTGAAGAGCTGGTTAAGGAAGGAAAGGTGATTTAAATGGAAATGAGCGAGAAAATCGACGCTTTGGCTGAAGCTTTAGCAAAGGCTCAGGGCGAAATGAAAAATGCTGTTAAAGGCTGTGACAATCCGTTTTTTAAAAGCAAATATGCTGATTTGGCAGAATGCCTGAACGTAGCACGTGAGCCGCTTAGCAAGAACGGCTTGAGTATATTCCAGGCTAACGAAGGTATTGTAGAAAGCAATAAGCTTGCTGTTACCACACTGATCATGCATAGCAGCGGTCAATTTATTAAGGTAACAAGCAGTTATCCTATTCAGAAGAATGATGCCCAGGGTTTTGGCAGTACGCTGACATATGCTAGAAGATATAGCCTTGCAGCAGCTCTTGGACTTGCGCAAGAGGACGATGACGGAAATTCAGCTTGTGAACCTGTTGAAAAAGGGCAGTATCAACCTAAAGAACCGAAGAAAGAGCAAAAACCTAAAGCTCAACCGCAAGCTACCGGAGATAAATTCGTTAAGATTACACCGCAAGGGGATGTGATTGTAACCGTTGCTAGTGGCCACGATGAAAACGGCAGACCGCTTGCGGCATACAAAAACATTAAAGACCTGACCATTGAAGAGCTTGAAAAAATGATTACAATTCCTCAATACACGCTTGCGCACACTGCTATTAAGAACCTGCTTGAAGAAACGAGGCAGACTGCATGAGTAAGAAAAGCATATTGCAAAGCGAAAAGGAGTGCTTTATGTGTGGCACTACTCGCAACCTGGAGCGCCATCATGTGATATTCGAAGCAGCCGGGAGAAAGATTTCGGACAAGCTGGGTTTAACAATCTGGCTATGCTACGAACATCATAAAGGCAGGCTCGGACCTCATTTGGACAAGGAAACAGACTTGCGGTTAAGGCGATTTGCTCAGACCTGCTATGAAGATAAACATAGCCGGGACGAGTGGATAGAAAAAATAGGGAGAAGCTATTTATGAGAAAGAAAGCACTTATGAAGTATGTAAGGTTACTTAGACGGCAACCATTATGGAAGAAGTTATTGTAGGAGGGCAACATGGAGAGCTGGTTCAAGGTTAGTGCCGATGTATTCGACAGCGAAAAAATTAAGATACTTCGTGCTGATACGAAGATTGGTGATAGCCTGGCATTAATGTGGTTCTTCCTGTTAGCTTTAGCTCGTAAAAAAAACGATGGTGGTTATGTATACGCTACCGAAGGTGTAGCGTATACACCAAAAACCTTAGCTGCTGTTGGTGGTTTTAAGCCTAAAATTGCGGAAACTGCTTTAGAAGTATTTCGGCAGTATAACATGATTGATATAGAGGATAACGGCTATATCTATATTGTAGGCTGGGGTGAGTATCAGAATGCCGAAGAGCTTTCAAAGCTCAAGGAGCGTGAGCGGTGCAAGGAAGCAATGAGAGTTAAAAGGCAGCGTGAGAAGCAATCCAAAACCTGTAACAATGACGTAACAAACACAGATGTTACGAAATGTTACGAAGATGTTACGTGTAACAAAAGCGTAACAAGTCAAGATGTTACACGTAACAACGATGTAACAAACACAGATGTTACGGATAAGAATAAGAGTAAGAATAAGAAAGAGAATAAGAAAGAGAATAAGAGTAACAATAACAACTTTAGTAGTGGTTGTTACAATGAAAATTCTGTTGTTACGTGTAACAGTTACGAAAATGTTACGAGCGATAATAATCCTGTTGCCTTTTGGAATCAAAATGTTACGCCGATAACACCATATATTGCAGAGCGGTTACAGGCTATTGCTAAGGAGCACGGCGAGCTAATAGCCATGCAAGCGGTAACAATAACAGCACAGCAAGGCAAGAAGTCAATAGCCTATTGTGAGGGAGTTGCAAGAAACCTTGCGAGCGGTGACAATCAAAAGCCAAAGAAACCGCCGGATGACCAAACAGACCTGGACAAATATTTTTAGTGAGGTGATAGCATGAATGCGAATGATGTTCAGAATTCGATTACGCTTGCTGTAAATCACATTGCTAAAAATGCTTCACAGCTTAATAAGCAAAACGAAAATGATTATTACGAAAACGGATTGCTTATGTGTGGTAAATGCCATACGCCGAAGCAATGCAGAGGTTTCTTGTTTGGCGTTGAACGAACTGTAACTTGTATCTGCAAGTGCAGAGCGGAAGAGCTTCAGGCAGAGCGTGAACGTGAGGAACATGAAAAGCGACTTGCTAGGGTACAAGAGCTTAGAAAAGCTGGCTTCCCGGAGCGTGAGCTTCAGTCACAGACTTTCAGCCATGATGACGGCGCAGATGAGCGGACGATGCGAGCAATGAAGAATTTTGTTGAGCACTACGATGATTTTCGCAGGATGCATAAAGGATTGCTGCTTTACGGAAATTCCGGGAGCGGAAAGACGTTCGCCGCTGCGTGTGTTGTCAATGCACTGATTGATAAAGGTGTAGCTTGCTTAATGACTAATTTTGGCAGAGTGTTCAATACACTGTGGGGCACTGAACAAAAGCAAGCATATCTTGACGGATTTAATCAATTTGAGTTGTTAGTGCTTGACGATTTAGGAGCAGAACGGCGCACGGAGTTTGCTCAGGAGCTGGTGTTCCAGATCATCGACAGCCGTTGCCGGAGCGGATTGCCTACAATCATTACAACAAATTTGCCGATTGAAGCAATCAAAAAGCCGCAGACGATAACGGAAACAAGAATCTATGACCGCATTTTGCAGATGTGCCACCCGGTAGAAGTTACACACGCAAGCAGACGCAGAAAGAAGGTTGCAGAAGGCTTTGCTGCTACCAACAAATTATTAGGATTATAGGAGGGAATTATGGACGCTAAAGAGCTTACAAGAATCACTGAAAGCGCAAATCGTGATAAAGATAAGAGATATTTTACGACAATAGTAAATTTCTATATCAATATGTATCATGACAGCGGTGAGGTTTATTATCTGTATAAAGCTATTGCCGAAATCAAAGCAAAAATCAAAAAAGAAGGCGGCGAAATTTTCTGCCAGGACAATCCGTTAAAGAGAAAGGAACAAAAAGCATGAACAAAATCATTTTATTAGGCAGACTAACAAAAGACCCGGAGGTAAGATACACTTCTACAAGCAAGGTTGTTGCTCAGTTCACGCTTGCTGTGGACAGACCTTATTCCAAAGACAAACAGCGTGAAGCGGACTTTATTCCTGTGGTTATCTGGGGTAAACAGGCTGAAATCTGTGGCAATTATCTTAGTAAGGGACAGCGTGCGTTGGTTGAAGGCAGACTGCAAATTCGTAGCTATGATGCCAAAGACGGCCAAAAGAAATATGTGACAGAGGTTATTGCGGAGCACTTTGAATTCATCGAACGCAAAGAGCAAGGCGGTGTATCTCAGCAGACACCGGGAGAAGAAAACCAGGACTTCCAAGGTTTTGGCAGCGCAGTACCTTTTAATGAGGAAATTCCGTTTTAAGCGAGGTGTAGCATGAAGATTAAAGACGGAGTTAACCGCTTGCGTAAGCTGGCATTTACTGAAATCGAATTAAAGAAAGATGACTTCAAGAAGATTTGCAGTGAATATTGCTTTTTGTACAAAACAATATATCACCAGACCTACAATCCTAGCATGAAGCTGATTAGCACGTGGGGAAGAAGCAAGGTGTATGTTGATAAGCTTGAATACATCGATGTGCTTCAGGACTTAGCTTATCTTAGATACGCTTTCAGCAGGATGAAATTCAAGGGGTACAAGAAACATGAGTCAGCTTAAAAGTATCATTGTAGGCAAGCGGAGCAAGGCAAGCGGTTTATTCTTTGAAAAGATGATTGACGCAGGCTGCCAATATTACGAAGAACACGGCGTTGCAAAGATTGAGAAACAGAGCGAGCCTGTACATTATATTCGTCCTTATGGAGCGCATGGACAGTTCATTGCCAACTATTCAAAGAAAAGCGGCGTTGACTACAAAGGCACGCTTAGAGGTGGTTTAGCGGTGTGCTTTGAAGCGAAGCACACCGACGGCGACAAGATGCTGCGAAGCAGACTTGAACCGCACCAGCTCGAATACCTTAAGGTTCATCACTTTTTAGGAGCAAGGTGCTTTATCCTGGTATCGTTTAATCTGACAGATTTTTACAACGTGCCTTTCATTGTATGGGAGAACATGAAATCACTATATGGAAGGCAGTACCTAAAGCGTGATGATCTGGAAGAATACAGAATCAGTAATACAGGCAAAGTTTTAAAATTTCTGGTTTTAAAATTTCCGACTGTAACGGAGGGGCAATAGTGAAATATCTACTTGGAACAACAGCCGAAGGCAAGCAGTGCTGCCCTCATTGCAAGCAGGAAAAAATAAAGCTTGTATACGGCGCAAAGATTGTAGACAAAAAAGGTGCTACAAAATGGGCGTTTAGATGCTCATCGTGCTATGGCACAGTTTGGTTAAAGTAAAGCGAAAGGAAGTCGGTTTAATGCAGAATAAGGATTGGAGCTATCTGCTAGGGCAGAAAATAGGTCTGCTGACGGTGCTTGAAATTTATCCTCCAGGTGTTATCAGCATAAGACCTAAAAAGAAGGTTTCTGTTGCAAGATGTGTTTGCGAATGCGGCACAGAATGTTACAGAGATGTATCTAACCTTGCACGACGACAAGGAATGAGCTGCGGCGGCAAGGAGTGTAAGCACAAAATCATGAGCCTTGCACAAATAAGAAGGCAGGCAACCAATAAAAACAAGGCTACAGCTCAGAAGCCTGTCGAGAATTTTTCAAAAGATGAAGAACCGATAATCACGAAAAAACTGAAAAACAAATATGTCTGCCCTTTCCCGTTTCCCGGCTGCGTGAGAAGCGAGGTTTGCCACGTATGCTGCTGGGAGTGCGATAAGGAATGTAAACAGTGCAGTAATAATCCGCAACTGTGCGGAGCAAGGAGATTAAGATGAGAAGTGTTAATGAGATTTTGGCAAATGAAAAGTTTCAAGCCGACAAGAAAAATGATTTTGCTTTTGAAGGCTTGGTGTTAATAGGCTTCCTGCATCTGCCAGGAATCAAAAAGAGCTTGCAGTGTGTTGTAGGCGTTGAGCTTGATCAGGACGGCAACCAATGGGAGCACGTGAGCGTGAAATTTTGCGGCACGACGAATAAAACACCTTCATGGGAGGTTATGTGCCAGGTTAAAGACGTGTTCTGGCTACCGGAAGAAGAAGTTCATCAGATTCACCCAAAAGAAAGCGAGTATTTACACGGCGTAGGCGGGATATACGATGTTTTACATCTGTATCGTCCTGTAGGTGGCTGGAAACAGAATCCAAACAGAGGTAATGCAAATGAGTAAATTGCTAAATGTAATCATCGACATGATCACGGTTATACTAATCATCGGCATACCTGCTATGTTTGGTGCTCTGTTAGGTGCTGCGATTGGGTGGTTAATATGGCTGTGGTAAAGCGAAGACAGCAGAAGCTGAAATATTATCGTTACTGCTTGCGTAAAGCACATCCGCTGTTCCGGGTGAGCGTTGTAGACTATGAAGTGCGTATGGAAATGAGGAAAAAATATGGTAAATAGAGATTTAGACGGAATTTATTTTAGAGTTAAACGTAACAATCGTTGGGAAAGCATCTGCTTTAGCGACTTGACCGACGAGGAAATGGACAAGGTGCTTGAAGGGCATAGCGTAGAGTGGCTGAAGAAAATGTGCAAAATCCTGGGCAGAACCATTAAGCGTATCGGTGATGAGCTGGAGAATGTCGGCGGACGCAAGGAGGAAGAGCGAAAGGAATGTTAATTAAGCTTAAGAATGGCACGTGGCAAGATATGAGCAATGTTGTTGGCTTAACAGTGGCGCTGTGCAAAGGTATAAGTCGCTGCTATTATACAATCTTCGTAAGCATGAAAAACGGAGAAGAATTCGGCTATAAAGAATGTAGCGATTATGAAGAAGCAGAGAAAGCTATGGATGAGCTTGCTAAAAAAATCAATGCAGCGCAAGGAGGCAATAATGGATAAGCCGTTTATCTTAGACCCATGCTGTGGAAGCAAGATGTTCTACCATGACAAAGAGAGCGACGCTGTTATGTTTTGTGACATACGAGAGCTGCATACAAAGCTTTGCGACGGAAGAGAATTACATATTCAGCCAGACAAGATAATTGATGTAACCAACATGGAGAATATAGCAGATGAAGCATTTAGCTACATCATTTTTGACCCGCCGCACCTGGTAAAAGTTGGCGAGAGCAGTTGGTTGGCACAGAAGTATGGGCAACTTCCGGTGCTATGGGAAGAGTGGATGACAAAGGCGTTTGCTGAGTGCTTTAGAGTGCTTAAACCTGGTGGGATGCTGCTGTTTAAATGGAGCGACGAGGACATTCCGCATAAAAATGTGCTAAGGTGTGCGTTACCTTATCTTCCGCTTGCCGGAGATAAGCAAGGAAAAACACGTTGGACGTTTTTTGTAAAAATAGAGAGGTGATAATAATGACCGTCGAAGAGTTTTATAAATGGGCAGTCAAACATGACTGCGAAGGAATGGAAATAACAGTCAAATGCTATGACGAAAATGGTAAAGAAGATGAATGCTGGCTCATTAACGATCAGTGTATCGAAGAACGTCAATGCAAGGAAGTGGTTATTAATTTGAGATAAAAGTTGAAAGAAAGCGGAGGTAGTAGCAATGAGCAAAAATCTTATTCCGGCAGTCGCTGAAATGCTGGGGCTAAAATTGAGAGAAAAATTTATAATTGACAGGTATGACGAAGTATATTTTTTCACCGAGGAAAATTTAGAAGTAAACAAGGCATATCCTCAAAATATACCATTACTTGCATCGCCTGATGTGTTGGAAGCATTAATCAAGGGAGAATGCGAGATTATTAAAATTCCCTGGCTGCCGAATCGTGACGAAGATTATTGGACGTTTGGATTGTATTGTGATAAATCTTCAAAGCTGAAGTGGATTGCAACTAGGATGACTTGGAACGGCGAGCCTGACGATTATGCAGCCTATAAAGCTGGGTGGGTGTTCGCGACGCAAGATGATGCGGAAAAAGCATTATCGAATGTAGCTAAAGAGCTAAAGACGCCATATATATTAAGGGGGCAATTAAATGGCTAAAAGATTATGTTGTGGTTTTCGAGGAAAAATTTATTATACCGATGTCAACGAAAAAGAAGGCATTATGGTAGGTCAAAGAGTAGAGGTTACAGATTCAGCCGTTGAAGCTGTTATGGAAAAGCTATGTTATATGGCTGAAAGCAAGAAACCGTTTGACGGCAAGGCTGAAATTGAAATCAACGGCTTTAAATTGAGCATTGATGGTACAGGCAATCCGAGATTTATGAAGAAATACGGAGGTGATAAAAATGAACGAACCGATTGTTAGCCCGTGGCTTATTTACTGGGCGGGGAGAATAGACATGATACAAGGGATTTGCTGCATAGTAGGTATTATTGTAACTATATATGCCATGTTTGTTGCATTAGCAGCCATGACAGCCTTTAATAGTAACGATAAAGACGTTAAGGCAGCTAAAATAATTGTTTGTACGGCTTTGATTTTAGATATGTTGGGGGCATTTCTCCCGACAGAAAAAGAAATATATGCTATGTATGCTGCGGAACATATAACACCTGCCAACATCAAAGCTACAGGTGAGTTTGCGGACAAGGCTGTAGATAAGCTAATTGAGAAAATAGCAAAGGCAAGTAAGGCCATAAAGGAGGAAGAGCAATGAGTTTTCAATACGAGCTAACGCTTTTTTGCGATGGGTGTGGTGATTTCTTTGAACCGACAGGAGTTATGCGCAGACGAGGCTTGCCGTCCGAAAAATCTATAATCAAAGCACAAACAGATTGGAAATTTGTAAAAGATAAAGACATTGGCTACAGAGCTTACTGTCCTAAATGTCAAGAGAAAATGGAGAAGGAGAAAGAAAAATGATTTTTAGTAGAATGTTACAAGGACTTGCTGTAAACCTGCTCGCGCTTAGCGGGTTGCCATATGTTTTAGCTTGTGTTGACGGTAAAAAAGCTCGAATCGTCACAAAGCATAAAGAGATTAGCGAAACTGATAAAGCGCTGGTAATAGCTATCATGTCTAGAGTCGCAGGCTATATGAAGAATAACGATTGCGATAAAAAAGAAACTAAAAACATATTGCTTAAAATGGCAGATACAGCTGTTGAACGTGAGTACAAAGTTGATATAACAAAAGAATTTAAGGTTTTATAAAGGAGTGATAACATGGCTAACTTAATTCCGCAGATAGCTGAAATGCTCGGCGTGGAGATTGGCGAAGAATTTGAAATTAAAGATTATAAAGGATTGGTTTATAAATTTGTAGACGATGAACTGATAGTAAACAGTACCGACGACAAAGGAAGTTCCGGTCTAACTGCTAATATGACATTAGTTAGTCTGTTAAAAGGCAAGAGAGAAATCATTAAGCTGCCGTGGAAACCAAAGAAAGGCGATACTTGTTATACCTTTTACCTTTTAGACGGCAAGTGGGTTGTTCACTTGTTGTGGTGCTGCGGCTCTCCGAATGAATATGCCTTACTTGAAAAAGGTTGGATATTCCGTACAAAAGAAGAAGCCGAAGCAGCACTCCCCGCCGTTGCAAAGGAAATGGGCGTTGATTATGAGCTATAGGAGGCTTTAAATGAATTATGACAATAAACATACAGAAGATAGCCTTGTGTCACGTCTAGGGCGTTTCTACGGTATCGAACGTGGCTTAGATTGCGGCCCGAACATTCTAATGAACCAATACCGTGATGAAAATGGCTGGGTTACGAATTTTGGCGTAAAAAAGAACGGAGATTTATGTGGAGAATACGAAGCCGATTTTCTGTATATCACAAAAGACAAATATCTGTATGAGGTTGAGGTCAAAATTAGCATAACAGATTTTCGCGCCGACCTGCAAAAACCGCTATATCACAATTTCCCAGATGTAAGAGGATTTTATTACTGCGTGCCTTCAGAATTATATAATGCTCATGTCGCTGAAATAAAACTTGTCTGTAATGATAAAGGCGCAGGATTGATTGTAATGTATGAACGTGATTTTCGCACGTTAATAAAGCCTAAGATTCGCAAGTACGTTAAACCTTTAACGCCAATGCGTTACGTTTATTACCTGCGACTGTTCGCTAAAAAGTGGGTAAGGAAGAGGGGGTGAAGCATTATGAAGGATTATAAAAAAGCAGCTAATGCAGCTAAATTGCTCAAAGAAAGCGGAGTTAATTATGTGCTTAGTTATGATAATGGAGAAAATTGCACTGCCATAACTTCGATATACGGTGATTGGCAATCAATCAAGAAGTGCGTCACAGATGTTATGGTCAGAATCGTAGAGCTTTTTCGATGCGACAAAATGATGACGTATGACGCAGTTTGTGAACTACGAGAAATGGTATCGCAGGCAGCGGCAATCTATATAGAAAGAGAGAAAGGGAGAAACAACAATGACGATTGAAGAGCTGTATCAATGGGCGAAAGCTAATGAATGCGTCGATTATGAAATCAACATCGAGTGCTACGATGAAGATGGTGATGTATCCGAAACATGGCTTGATGATGTATTGTTGTTGAAAGTGCGTGATAATAGCAGCGATATATTGATTAAATGCGCTGAATAGAGCTTTAAAAGAGAAAACTGCAACAAGTTGCAAAAATCTCTTGTAAGGAGTGGGCATTGAGAGGTGGTGATATAGCATGAAATGTAAAGCATATGTTTTCGCCAATGCCGCTGACTACGATATTGACGATATACGAGATATAATCACGTTTGCTGAAACGCCGAGCAAGGCTAAACAAGATTTCAGCATGGAGACTGGCATTCACTACAAGGACATTAGAGTGCAGCGTTTGCCTTGGGCTGACAAATACGAGAGCGTTGACAAAATTCCTGTTAAGGAATGGTTAGACCACGGCTGGCGTTTCACTTGTAATATTTGCGGTGCAATAATAGAAGATGCGACAAATTTTTACATCAACAATGAAGGGTTCTACTGCAAGAAGTGTTTTGATAAATGGGAGGAAGAAAATGACAGTTGAAACAACGGTGACGGGAATATATTGTTATCCTGAATATAATTTCCCAATAACTTTATATGAGTGCGATGAGTGTGGTGCGGTTTTTCTTGACCGTGATGATGATTATAAATATTGTCCTTACTGTGGCAGAAAAATTGTGGACGAAAAGGAGTAAACAAAATGACGGTAGAAGATTTGATTGAAATATTGGAGAGACAAGAACCCTATGGAGAGGTATTTATCAGCGTTGAAGGTCGCCAATATCCTGCGTCAAGGGTTTTGCTCCCAATAGGTTGGGAAGAACCAGATTATAGTGTTGTAATTTCTGATAATTAAGCCCATGGGCGCGGCGGCTGGGTTGCCGAACGGCAGTAGGTTGCGGACTTGGCAACGGTAGGCCCATTATTGTTATGGACTGATGAAACAGGCCTGCGTAATAAAATCCAAGAATTCCCACGCCGCCGCTTTTTATAAAGGAGTGATAGCATATGAAGCAAACCTGCGATATATGTAAGCACGAAAGCGGAAGTTGTAATCGTTATCTAACAGAGGATAGCAGAACAATCACGATATGCCCTAACTGCTTAGTCAATGGTACAAGTTATCTAGCAATGGCTGCGAGGAAGGCTCACGAACAAGGAAGGTTAATACAGGAATCAAAGCCAACCGCATTATTTTGGGAAAGACTTGCCAGAAGAAGATTTTTATAAAGGAGTGATACAAAATGAGCAGGTTAGATGCTAAACCGGTAGATGAATTGCAGTTGAAGCGCATCCAAGCTTTAAACGCGGCTGCCAGATACCTTGAATATAGAATCAACGACTTGTGCCCTAAAGGAAGAGAAAGAAAAATCGCTTTGCAACGACTTGAAGAAGTTGTGATGTGGGCAAATAAAGCTATTAGTCAAGAGGTATGAAGCAATGATTGATAATGATGAATATTATCCTTGCGATGACTGCGAAGAAACAGACACGTGGGAGTGTGCTGTGTGTAGCTTATATGCAGATTATATAGGCGATGAAGATTTTGATGCTTTTGACATTTAGGAGGTGTTACAGTGATTAGCAAAGAGGGCATCAGACGTATGTTGGATATTGCAGACCTTAAAACATCGGCACGGCTGATGTTACTTGTTATCGAGATTGTAGAACTGCAGGCGGACTTAAAAGCGTTAGAGTCGCTTGTACAGATGCAATATGATAGTCACGCAGTAGATGCTGCTAAAAATCATGTACGGCAACAGCCTGAGTATATAGAGATTAACAACGAACTAAAGAAAGCCACAGAAGCTGTTGCAAAGGCTATGAGCGACCCAGAGGCACGTTTAAGAGCTATGTTTAATGCTAAATTACGTGGAGATATGTAAATTGGAGCAAAAACAATGAAGATATTAAAATTCTCACCAATTAAGCGTGAGCAGGGCAGAAATACTTGCCATTGCTATAAAGAAACAGACATCTATGGTGGCAGTAAAAAGCCTATCAGTTTTACAGTCGACCCGGACACCAAAATCTGCTTCTGTAATCACTGCGGCAACATGGTTGAACCTATCGTTGTATTGGAGCTGATGTGTAACGATTGGCAAGCAATAGCAAAGGACTATGACAGAGCTAGGAAACAGACATTAAGATGCTACGAGATTGGCACGAAGTTTCGACCTTATAAGCGTGTGCTAAAGATGTTGCAGGAACATATGGGGCGTAAGAATGATATGATGCCGATATGTCCGCATTGCCGGGAGAAAATAGATTTGGAGAAGTTAGCTAATGGCGCTTGGGTAAGAAAGGTTAAAAAATGATGATTGATTACAAGAAAGCCGAACAGGCGAAAGAGCTGCTACAAGAATGCGGAGCATCTTTTATAATTGCCTATAATAACAGCAATAACGATGATGTTGTTTGTGCATCAGGTAATTATATTATCCTTAAAAGCTTGATCATTGGTACGATGGCGCAGGCAGCATTAGGTGTGCGTGGCAAATATGGTCAAGAAATGGCTATGCAAGAATTAATGAGCATGATGACAGAAGCGGCGAAATTAGTTCATTACAATAAGGAGTAAAAAAATGAAAGATGAAAAATTAATAGTCCTGCTGTTCGCGTTTAGGTACGCCGTGCATAGAATTCCCACACAGGCATTGCGTGAAATTCAAAACGAGCTGTTCGATAATCTCCATAAAATGCCAGATTGGATGTTGACGCAGATGGAAAGAGACATTGAATGGAATTTTGAGTTAATGCAAAGCAAACTAGAAGAAACCGGAAGAATCGCTTTAGACGATGATTGCCGCTTTCAAAAGCCGCTGCTTGATGCAGTAAAAGCACAAAGAGCAAAGTTAGCAGAGATTGCCAGAGGTACAACTAATGGAAATATGCTTAGTTGATATTGTCAGTTGCACACTGCTTGACGTAGCTGTTATGTGTGTAGCTTTATGGATGTTAAACAGGGAGTGGTAAAGTGAAATATTTAAATCTTGTTGCGATGATTTGTATGGATATTTTTGCAATCGTTGGCACGATTGGAATCCTGGTTATAATCTGGAGAGATATTTTAGGAGGTTTTTAAGATGATTAAGTTTTTGCCGACGATTGACGCACCAGCGAACACGAAGCTTCCGCAGCGTAGCACACAGTTTTCTGCTGGCTATGATTTTTACGCACCGACAGATATTTTTGTTCCAGCTGGCGGTGAAAGCGTGCTGGTCCCGTTGAATGTCAAAGCTATTATGCCCGGTGATATGGTGCTGATGCTGTTTATCCGCAGCAGTCTGGCGGTTAA